CGGTTTGGATATCTTCAGCGAAATCCTGCTTGTAAACTTTGCGTTGAATCATGAGGTCTAATCTAAACATTTTATTTCCTTTCGTTAATTCTTATACCTTAAGTATATTATATATATCGACAAAAGTCAATAGGATCTTGAGTATTTTCTCAGAATAATTTAATCTTTTTTCTTATTGAGAATGAGTCTCATTAAGTCCGGTCGGCGGGGGCGCTTTCACCTTATTGAGACTAGTCTCATTAAGCATTAGCGAATTCTGTCAGTCGTCGCTTGGTTTCCCAAAGCCGTTCCAGCTTAGCCATCACACAACTTTTATTGTGTGCACCTAGTTCTAGTTTATGCTCAACAAGAGCTGCATCAATCTTCAAGTTGATTTTGAATAGTTCTAGTTTAACATTTTGTTTAGTGATAGTCTTAATCATTTTATTTTCCTTTGTTGTTTCGTTCTCTCTTATGCTTTCCATTATATACTATATCGACCAGTTTGTCAATAGGTCTTTAGATATTATTAGGAAATAATTCTAAATAATTCTGTAGCATAAAAGTAAATTGCATATGTAACAATTACTACTAATGAAGTCTTTCCGATTACGTCTATTACTTTATCAAGCATTTCATTTCCTTTATTCTTTATTAACTTAACTACTTAACTATAACATATATCGTCAGAAAGTCAACCCCTACTTAATAAAATAATAATAAAATCCACAAGTATTTTACAGCAGTATATTCATCAGCAAATATCGTGCCAAGAGGGGGTAATTTTATAGAATCGAACGGTATCAGGCATTTTTTATAAAAAAGTCCGTGGTGGTACAAACATTTCTAGGACAACTAATTAATAAAAGTGGTCCTTTGATTAAAAAATTTTGCCCAACTACCTAATAAAAGTGGTCATTTGACTAGAGTGCAGATATAGCTTTCTGTAACTTCTTTATTTTGCTTTTCTGCTTTTCAATTTGATAATTGTCTGCAAATTTAGATTTTTGCATAAGACTTAGATTTCTTTGTGCGCTTTTTAGTTGCGCCTCAATTAGTCTCTTCTGTTGACTGTCTGATTCCACAGATACCACGCCCTCGTTTCTTTTTAATACCTAATTTTTGCCTAACCTTTCGAACAGCATCAAGAGTGACTGTCCTTCCAGCCATTTCGCTTATTCTTTCTGCTAAGTCTTTATCTTTCATAGTAGCAGCATTGTCCATGATAAATTGACGTTCTTTATCCGTCCATTTTACATTCATTTTTCAGTCTTTATGTCCTAAAAGTGGTCTTTCGTGTATATAATATTATAGAATATAAAACCAGAAAGGGGTTGAAAAAAACATGAATGATCCAAAATTTGTAGAAAGTGAAATAAAAGTCACAGCTTCCGAAGAACTGCAGGAGCAAGTCAACAAAGAATTAGAAGAGGAAAAGCCCGAGGTTGCCATTTCTTCAGTACTAGATAACCAGAAGAAGAAGTGCTGTGGAGGAGGTAAATGCAGTAGCAGTGAAAATACCGGATAACTATAGTGAACAGGAAGTCATTGATATAATTGATGGTATTGCAAATCGCCTATGTTATAAGTTTAAGTTTGGATATCATGATCCAGAGGATATGAAACAACAGGCACGTTTATTTGCATGGGAAGGATTAGAGAAGTATGATGGTAAGAGACCTTTAGAAAACTTCTTATGGACACATGCAAGAAATCGCCTATATAATTTCAAAAGAAATAATTATTCTAGATTAGAGAAACCTTGTGACACTTGTGAATTCTTTATAAATAAGAAATGCACAGAGTTCCAAGACCAAGAAGAATGTAACTTATATAAGGGATGGCTTGATAGGAATAATGCCAAGAAAAGTCTCATGCATAGTGTATCAGTAGAATTTGATCAAAAACAGAAGGAAGAGCCCTCTTTTAGTACTTTATTAGCTAGAGAAGTAATTGAACTATTAGACGACAACCTTCATGTTAAGTTTCGTGAGGACTGGATAAGGCTTCTTAATGGTCTAAAAATTCCAAAGAGTAGAAAAGATACTATCTTACTTGAGATATCTAATATATTGAAGGAAAATAATTTTGACGAAGAAACGTGGTAAACTCTCTACCGGCGAAATGGATTACATTCGTCAGAACTGTTTTGATCTTAGCATCGAAGAGATAGCAGAGAATCTCAATAGGACGACGGGACCTGTACAGAAGTTCATTGATAAGGAAAATCTCAAGGCGCGGGATTTAACAGATCATGAGTATATGCTGACCCATCTACGTGATAGATATTATTATAAGGAGCTGGGCAAACAGTTCTCTGATGGCGAGCTTATTTTCTTTGAGCACCAATGGATTGATTATTTCAAGCAGTTTTCAGAGGATGTTACACATACTGAGGAAATGCAGATTCTAGAGGTTATTAGGACGGAAATCTTAATCAATAGAGGAATGGAAGATAGGCAGGAGGTTGTTGCCAATATCGAAAGACTTAATAAGCTGATTGACGATGAAATGGACAAACCTACTGATATGCAGGACTCTCAGGCGATTGCAAGTTTCCAGACGCAACTTGGTGCACTAATGGCAAGTAAGTCTGCGTATATCAATGAACATGAGAAACTTCTTACAAAAAAGGAGCGGCTCTTAAAGGATCTCAAGGGGACAAGAGAGCAGAGGAAAAGAAGATCAGAGGATGCAAAGACAAACTTCTCATCTTGGTTAAGACAGCTTGACAATGAGGAGTTTCGGAAGCGTGAAGAGGAAAGCATGGAAGTTAATCGGCTTGCAGCGGACAAAGCACTAGAGAGATTGTCGGAATACCATACATTTGAGGATGGAATAGTAGACCAGCCTTTTATTAATGCAGACACAGTAAACGTCGAGGAGAATGTTGATGAAGTTTAAATATGACTATGATGGAAGAGATGAGACTGAAGAGGACGTAATTGCTAGGAAGAAATTTTTGGAATTGTCCAGAGAAACTACCAAGCAGAGAAGCAAGCCAAAAGCTCTGATAACAGGAATTACAGGACAAGATGGATCTTATCTAGCGGATCTCTTGCTAGACAAGGGATATAGGGTAGTAGGTCTCAAAAGGAGAACCAGCACAGACAACACAGAAAGGATTTCACATCTAAAAGAAAATCCCGACTTTGAACTTCAGGAATTCGATATAGCAGATTCCGGCTCTGTATATTCAGCTGTTGAAAGAAATCAACCTAATGAGATTTATAACCTTGCAGCACAATCACATGTTAAGACATCTTTTGACCAGCCTTGTTACACCACACAAGTAAATACAATAGGAGTAGTCAATTTCCTAGAGGCTGTTAGGCGTTTTAAGCCTGATGCCAAGTTTTATCAAGCCAGCACTAGTGAGATGTTTGGCAAGAATTATGATGCTAAATTCTGCACTGACGATAAGAAAATTCCTCAAGAAAAATTTCAAGATGAAAACACGGCATTTGAGCCTCAAAGTCCATATGCAGCAGCGAAGCTTGCATCCCACCATATGGTGCGGATTTACAGAGAGGGATATGGCCTTCATGCGTCCTGTGGTATATTGTTCAATCATGAAAGTGAACGTCGTGGTGAAAAGTTCGTAACAAGAAAAATTACTAAATGGATTGCAGGTTTTAAAAGTTGGGCGGAAGCCCAAGGGCTCGATACAGATGCGCGACATTTTGAGTTCGACAGAGATTATATACATTCCAGAAGGTCTTCATATCCCAAACTACGGCTTGGGAATATAGAAGCGTTTCGCGACTGGGGACATGCTGAAGATTATGTCAATGCGATGTGGTTGATGCTTCAACAGAAGACACCAGATGACTATGTTATTGCTACAGGCGAAACATATAGCGTCTATGACTTTATGGTTCATGCTTTTGAATATATTGACATTGATAAAGAAGACATTGGAAACTTCTTTATGATTGACCCTGAATTCTATAGACCATCTGAAGTGGAGTTTTTGAAAGGGGAGCCTACCAAAGCAGAAACCATACTAGGTTGGGAAAGAAAAGTTTCTTTTCAACAACTTGTACATAGAATGATAGAGAGCGATATCAATGCCGAAAAAGAGAAGACAGAGAAAGAACTATACTCGCCCTAGTTCTAGGAATTACAACGACCCTGCTTATGCCAACTTCCGTAAGCAGGTTCGTTCTAGAGATGGTAACAAATGCATGTATCCGGGTTGCGATTCAAAAAAGAACCTACATGTCCACCATATAAAGAAGTGGGCTAGTCACCCTTCTATGAGGTATGATGTCAGTAATGGAATAACTCTCTGCAAGAAGTGTCACGATGTGACAAAAGGAAATGAAGAGGTCTACGAATCATTCTTTTATAAACTACTTGAACATCAAGCAATACAAAGATTAAAGAATAATAAAAAAGATGACAGAGAAGAATAGATTTCATATAATTAAAGACACAAGAGAGAAGAAGGGTCATGGATGGTGGTATGATGAGAATGCATACTGCTCAGGAACCAGTATTGCCAAAGTTGACATAGGCGACTATGCCATTGAGGGTATGGAGCATATCTTGTGCATAGAGAGAAAGGAGAGCGTATCAGAGTTTGCGGGAAACTGTAGTGAAAAAAGGTTCCATACCGAACTCAAGAAGATGTCTACCTTTCCTTTTGCGTTTCTTATTTTCGAATTTGGTTGGGCAGATATCGAAAGGTATCCTGTAGGATCTTCTGTCCCACAGAGCAAATGGAACCAGATAAGAATAAAGGGCAAGTACATGAATAGGGTAATATCAACTGCAAGGCTTGAGCATGGTATACATGTTATAGCATGTGGAGACAAAGTTAGAGCAGAAGAAACAGCATTTTATATAATGAGAAAAGTGTATGAGCTTTACAATTGATGTTAATGCATATGAGAACGCTTGGCTTGGTCTTACACAAGAAGATCTAAAAGAAGCAGGATCTCCATTATCAGGATTAACAGATGAAGAAAAGAACAACTTTCATCTACATATAATAAAAAAGATGAGAGACCCAGAATATTTTCATTGGACAGTTAAAACCCTCATGGGTATAGACCTGCTTCCAGTTCAGACATGTGTACTAAGAGAGTTATGGAGAAGACCTTTTCCCATGTATATAGCGTCTCGCGGTTTTGGTAAATCTTTCCTACTAGCAGTCTATTGTATATTAAAATGCACTCTTATACCCGGAACTAAGATAGTTATTGTAGGAGCTGCTTTCCGTCAGTCAAAAGTTATTTTTGAGTATATGGATACGATATGGCGTAACGCACCAATTTTACAAAGTATATGTTCTGATGCTAGTGGGCCAAGAAGAGACGTTGACAGATGCACAATGAAGGTCAATGATAGTTGGGCTATGGCTGTGCCTCTTGGCGATGGTAATAAGATTAGAGGTTTACGCGCCCATACAATCATTGCTGATGAATTTAATTCTATCCCTACTCATATCTATGAAACGGTTGTAGCTGGTTTTGCTGCAGTATCGAGTAACCCTACTCAGAATGTAAAAGAAGCTGCTAGAAGAAAGAAGATGCAAGATGAAGGTGTTTGGTCTGACTCGTCAGAAGAAAGCTATAAAGACAGAAAAACAAATCAGTCGATTATAGCTGGAACCGCAGGCTATGACTTTGAACCATACGCAGAGTACTGGAAGAAATATAAATCCACTATACTTAATCGTGGTGATTTTAAAAAGGTTGCTGCTGAAAATGAAGAAGACACAGAGGATATACCGGACTATATGAAAAGGCTTGATTGGACATCTTTTTCAATTATAAGAATGCCATACGAGCTCATACCGGAAGGTTTCATGGATGATCAACAAGTTGCTAGGTCAAGAGCTACAATGCACAACGGTATTTACCAAATGGAGTATGGCGCATGTTTCACAGCAGACAGTCAAGGATTCTTTAGAAGAAGCCTAATACACTCTTGTGTTGCGAACGATAGTAATGTAGATAAGCAAGGGTGGCCAACGTGGTGTGACCAACCATTCGATGCTATTACGAGAGGTCAGCCAGACAAAAAGTACATCATAGGAGTTGACCCAGCTTCTGAGCAAGATAATTTTGCAGTTGTAGTTCTAGAGCTACACCCAGAACATCAAAGAGTAGTTTACACATGGACGACTAACAAAAAAGATTTTGCTGGTCGCAAGAAAGTCGGACTTACAGACTCTCATGATTACTATTCTTTTTGTGCTAGGAAGATAAGGAACCTAATGAAAATATTTCCTTGTGTTAGGCTAGGAATAGACTCTCAAGGAGGAGGCTTTACTATTGCAGAAGGCCTTAGAGATCTGGATAAACTAAAAGATGGAGAAAGGCCAATATATCCAATAATAGAAGAAGGTAAGAAGAAAGACACTGATGACTTAGCAGGAGATCATTGCTTGGAGCTGATTAATTTTGCTAGTTCAACTTGGACCTCGAATGCAAATCATGGTATGAGAAAAGACTTAGAGGACAAAGTCCTTCTTTTTCCCCGTTTTGATACTCTTACTCTTAGCCTGACTTCTGAAAAAGATAAGATATTTTTTAAGGAAATGGAGAGCAAGGTAGGAAATTCAGAAGCCTTAAAGTTATATGATACCTTAGAGGATGCTGCTATGGAGATTGAAGAGCTTAAGGATGAGTTATCCACGATTGTTATGAGTATAACTACAGCAGGTAGAGAACGTTGGAATACTCCAGAAGTCAAGCTAGGCTCTGGAAAAAAAGGAAGAATGAGAAAAGACCGTTACAGTGCATTGGTTATTGCGAATATGATAGCAAGAACTATTCATAGAGAGCTCCCTCCGCAAAGTTACCAGCACATAGGAATGATAGTAGGACAACAAGGACAAAGCGCAGGAGGGCAGATGTATAAAGGTCCAGAGTGGACACAAGGTATATCTTCAGACGCTTTCTTTGTAGTTAAGAAGAATAATTAATATTGGTGTAATAACTAATAGGTATTACAAGGATCACCAATAACTATTGAGGTAAGAAATGGTAGATAAGAAATATCCACGCAGTAAACAGAAAGATTTAGAGTATTCGCTTCAAAATGGAGCTGCTTATGCTTCTTGGGGTGAAGATGGAGAGGGTAGAGAAGAAGCTCTTTCTAATTATAGCAATTCTATATCAGAGTTTGCTGCTGCTAGTAGAACTTCATATTCTGATATAACAACCTACCAAAGTGGTCGTCCGGGTCTTCAGAAGGGAGACTATGACTATTTTAGATCTTCCGAGAAAGTTCCAACAAAGCCAAAAGAGATAATCGGCTTCGCTAGGAAATCTTATAGACAGATAGGTCTCATAAGAAATTCTATAGACCTCATGGGAGACTTCGCTTGCCAAGGGGTTAGGATGGTTCACCCAAATCCAAGAATAGAGAGATTCTATAACGATTGGTTTACTAGAGTCAAAGGATCTTTTGTTTCTGAAAGATTTTGTAATCTTTTATTCAGAGAAGCTAATGTTGTTCTTAGAATGAAAACGGCAAAAGTCAATAAGAGCAAAAGGTTAGAGATGCAAAAAACAATTGCTCAGGTTGATATGAAGGCAGATGTCAAAGAGACTCTATTTGGAAAAGGAGAACTTCCTTGGCAATATATCTTCCTAGATCCTTTAAACCTAGATGTAGTTGGTGGCCCTCTAGCATCAATGTCGGGTAGCTATAGCTATAGAATGGATATACCTAAGAATCTGAAAAGAGATTTATTAAAAATCAAAAACAGCGGAAGCGCTAAAGAAAGAGAAATGCTGAAAAGTATTCCAGAAGAGCTGCTTGATAATAAGAATGGCGCAAAGGGAGTGATTCTTCCTCCCGAGAAAACATTTACATATTTCTATAAAAAAGACGACTGGCAGATATGGGCAGATCCAATGACCTATGCTTGCTTTGATGACTTAATCTTATACGAAAAACTTAAACTGGCAGATAAGGCGGCTCTTGATGGAGCTGTAAATAAGATACGAGTCTGGAAACTTGGGAATCTAGATCACAAGCTTGCTCCTACACCTACCGCTGCGAATGCATTAGGAAGTATTCTTGGTGCAAATACTGGAGGAGGTACAATGGACATAGTATGGGGTCCTGATCTAGAACTAATAGAAACAGGCACAGATGTCCAGAGATTTTTAGGAGAAGAAAAATACAGACCTACTCTTATGTCTATATACTCATGCTTAGGAATACCTCCAACTCTAACGGGGACTTTTGGGGCAAGTGGAACAACAAACAACTTCATATCACTGAAAACATTAACAGAGAGATTGAATTATGTTAGATCAATCTTATTACAATTTTGGAATGCTCAGTCTAAAGCTATTCAGAAGTCTATGGGTTTTAGACAGCCCGCACAAGTTGAGTTTGATTTTATGCAGCTTGATGACCCAGCTTCTATGATGCAGCTTATGATTAATCTTGCTGACAGGAATATAATTAGTGATGAATTTGTTCAGAGACAAATTAAAGCTAAACCAAACATTGAAGAGAAAAGAATCTCAAACGAGACCAAGAAAAGAAATAGAGGATCAATGCAAGAAAAAGTCAGTCCATACCATGCAGTTGACAAAGACTTTGCCAAGGAAAAGATCGCCCTACAAACAGGGATTGCATCTCCTTCTCAAGTTGGTCTAAAGTTGAAGCCTCAATCTCCAGACGAAAAAAGCGGATTAGAGATGAGGAGCAGGCCAAAAGAAGAAAAGATAGAGGTTGATGAAACTGTCTCTCCGGGTGAGGTTGGCAGGCCAAAGAATTCTCAGGATACATCTCCAAGAGAAAGAAGGGAGTTCAAACCAGCATTAAAGGCATCTACAGAGATATGGGCTCAGAAGGCACAGAAAAAAATATCTAAGATAGTAAATCCGGGATTGTTAAAGACATTTGACAAAAAGAATATGAGAAGTCTAAGCTCTACAGAGACCATGCACTCTGAAAAAGTAAAGTTTGAGATATTATGTTCATTAGACCCTAACTCTAAGGTAACACCTGAGAGTATAGCACAGGCAATTAAGTCTGTTCCAGCAAGTAGCAAGATTCATAATGAATGTGATGAATGGATTAATCAAGCATCTGAAGTTTCAGAAGGACGCCTAAGTATCGAAGAGATCAGAAGCATACGTGCTTCTTACTATACTTATTTGCAAGTTAAAAATGGTAACTTGGTGTAAAATACATAGAGGTGATATAAATGAATGATATTATTATTTACAACGCAGAAAAAGAAGCAGGTTTAGAGAAAAAGATTAGAGCAAATGCTTCTATAGCTTATGCCTCCCCTCTATTTGCTTCAGACGAATCAAAACCATTTGTACATGATTTATGTAAAGCAAATGTCGCTGAGTTCCTGTCTAAAGCGGGCCGGCAAGATTCAGATGTATACCACACATACTCAGTTCTAGTTACTTCGTCTTGGAATAGAAATGATGATGTTTTTGGAAATGAGGAAATATGGGCGGCTAGAAAGACTCCGGAATACAAACCGGCAAATCTAGAACATGACGAAAAAAAGATTATAGGCAGTATTATATCTAGCTGGCCTGTAGATAATGAGTTCAACTTAATAAGTGAAGAAACAAGTGGAGATGACTTGCCTGACCCACTTCATATATTAGTATCTTCTGTAATTTATAGACAATGGCAAGATCCTGAATACAAGTCTAGAGCAGAAGAGCTAATATCAAAAATCGAGCAAGGGAATATGTTCGTATCAATGGAATGCATATTTAGAGGTTTTGACTATGCTGTCCGATCCCCCGATGGTGAGAATCATGTTGTTGCAAGGAACGAAGAAACTTCTTTCTTAACAAGACATCTTAGATCATATGGAGGTACAGGACAGTACCAAGACCACAAAGTAGGCAGGATGTTGAGAAATATTACGTTTTCAGGGAAGGGTTTTGTTGAAAGGCCGGCAAATCCAGATAGTGTGATCTTTGATAAAGATCAAATATTTGATTTTGCAGGTGCTTCAGCGTCAAAAAACCTGTTTTCTAAAAATAATGGTGTATCAGTTAGAATAGAACAAGACATTATTTCTAACGCAGGTTCCGAAGAGGAGATTCTTATGTCAAGCGATTTCTTAAACGAACAGGTTAAAGAACTTAAGGAAGCTCTAGCAACTTCACAAGCTGAAGTAAAAGAGTTAACCGAAAAAGTTTCCAAGGCCAACGTTGAGAAGCTTGAAGCTGAAACTGCTGAGTTAAATCAGACAGTTGAGTCTTTGAGCGAAGCCGTAGTGAAAGCTGAAGAAAAAGCTACAGAAGACGCAGAAAAGGTTGAAGCTCTTGAAGCAACAATCGCTGAGTTGACTGAAGCTAAAGAAGCAGCTGAAACTGCAATCGCAGAAATGAAAGAGAAGGAGAAGCGCAACGCGAGAGCCGCATCCTTAATCGAAGCAGGTATTGCTGAAGATCAGGTTGAAGCTAAGCTAGACACTTTTGCTTCCCTTTCAGATGAACAATTTGAAGAAGTTGTTCAGACAATTGCGAGTATTAAACCAGAAGATGTTGAAGTTGAAGAAACAGAAGCGTCTGAAGGAGAAGAAGATTCCGCAGAAGCAGATGAAGCAGTAGAAGATACTGAACAGTCTGAAGAAGCAGAGGCAGAAGCTGAAGTATTAGCAGAGGAAGTCCTAGAGACTGCTTCCGAAGAAGAAGAGGCTGACTTGTCAGTAGCTTCCGAAGAAGAAGTAGACGAATTAGACACTACCCGAGCTGGTCTTCGCGACTGGGTAGATTCCTACATTTTTAACAAAGAGTAATTTGAGGAGATATCTAAATGGCACTTAAACCTGATAGAGTCGAGCACTTAACAGACCTCAGCTTTTTCATGAACGAAGAGGCAGAACGTGGAGTAATGACTATTATTTCCACATCAGCTTCTGGGGCAGCAATGGACGATAGCAATGCTAAAGTCGTGAAAGCCACTGGTTCAGGAAAGCCTGCTGGGCTTCTGTTAAATGACGTTGTAAATTTAGACCTTACACGTCAACACATCAACTTTGCTAAAGACGAAGTTCAAAAGGGCGGTAAAGTTCTTTTGCTCCGTAGAGGTACGGTTGTAACAAATAAAATTGAAACAGGCAAGTCTCCAAGCGCTGGCGACATTGCTTATTACAAATCGGATGGCGAGCTGACAACTGATGTTGACAGTCAACCTGTCGGACAATTCCTTTCTTCGAAGGATTCTGACGGATACGCTAAAGTAGAAATTAACATTATACCAAATGTGTAAGGAGAATTTAAATGACTAGAAAGTTATTTGACCCAACTCCAGAGATGAATCAGGTGCTTCGCCAAGCTGGTTCATTGGTCAAAGATGAATCTTTAGGAGCAACAGCAGAACTTGCTAAGGCTCTTGAAATTCCTCTTCGAAAAGGAGTAATGAGCGGCGATATCCTTGATGGTATCTACGAAGCTGTCCGTCTTGCTCCCGGTGCTAGCGCAGAATTTCCTTTGGATTTTCTTGCTCCCGGAACAGAAAGCAACTTTGTAGCTTATACTATCCCTAATCATGGTAGAATTCCTGAACGACACGTTGAGGGTGACTACGTAATGGTTCCAACATATGACGTTGGTGCATCTATCGACTTCCTGTTGAAGTATGCTCGTGACGCTCGTTGGGACGTTGTTGGACGTGCAATGGACGTTCTTCAAGGTCAGTTTGTTAAGAAGATGAATGACGACGGATGGCACACAATTTTGAGTGCTGGTGTTGACAGAAACATCTTAGTATATGATGCTGATGCATCTGGTGGTTACTTTAGTAAGAGACTTGTTTCTCTTATGAAGCTTATCATGAGACGTAATGGTGGCGGTAACAGCTCATCTGTTAATCGTGGCCAAATGACCGATCTCTTTATTAGTCCAGAAGGTCTTGAAGATATCCGTAACTGGGGCGTTGATGAAGTCGATGACATCACACGTCGTGAGTTGATTACTAGAGAAGGTGGCTTACTGAGCCGAATCTTCCAAGTAAATCTTCATGATATTGATGAACTTGGAGAAGGTCAAGAATATCAAAGCTACTACACTGACGACCTAAGTGGTACACTACCAACAGGTAAGAAAGAAATTGTAGTTGGTCTTGATTTGGGAAGTAATGACAGTTTTGTTATGCCAGTACGCCAAGAAGTTCAGATCTTTGAAGATGACACTCTTCATAGACAGAAACGAGCTGGAATGTACGGTTGGGCTGAACACGGCTTCGCTGTCCTTGACAACAGACGAGTACTCCTTGGAGCATTCTAAGAGTATTTGACTTAGTTTATGACGAGTCGCCTTTAGTGACCTAAGCGTTGCTGGGGGCGACTTTTTTATTGCACAAAGGAGATCTCGTGGCTATCAAAATACAAGATAGAGTAAAGCAAGGAACCAACACTACTGGTTCTGGCACAATCACATTTCATGTCTCATACGCTTCCAGCGGCTTTGATGATTTCTCTGTCTTAGGAAATGGGACCAAAACCTATTACGCAATAGAAGAATCACCTTCTGGCTGGGAGGTAGGCATAGGAACCTATAGTTCTAACACCCTCTCAAGAGACACTGTATTTGACAGTAGTGCAGGAGGAGCAAAGATAAACCTAGGCGGTAGTGGCTTAGTCTTTGTTACATTACCAGCTAGCAAAATAGTAATAGCTGATGAAAATAATAATGTTTCAGTCACCGGCCTAGATGTAGGTGCAACTGGTATAGTATTCAACGACGGAACAAAACAAACAACAGCCTTCACAGGCATAGCTGGCTTTGCAACAGAAGCATATGTCACAGGTGCTTCAGGTCATTTACAGACTCAAATATCTAGCAATGACTCAGACATAGCGGCCAACCTCGCTAAGATAACTGGCGTTTCTGGAACCGCTGCGACCAACACGTCGAGTATCTCAACCAATACAACGAACATCGCAACCAACACAGCAAGGCTTGGGACTGTCTCAGGCTCTGTGGATATTAACACCGCTAATATCGGAACTGTTTCAGGGACTGTCGATACTAACACCACGAATATCGCAACCAACACAGCAAGGCTTGGGACTGTCTCAGGCTCTGTCGATATCAATACCGCTAAGATCACAGGAGTTTCGGGCGTAGCTGCATCCAAGGACAACTACCAGTACTGGACACTGTCAGATGGTGCTACGGATGAAGATGTAACTACTACTGAAAAAATTACATTTACTGGCGCTGGAAACACTTCGGTTTCATATTCTAGTAATGTTGTAACAATCAGTGGTTCTTCCGCAGGTGGAGGTGGAGATGGTTACGACTTTAATGTCTCTGCTGGAGGGTCTGCTGATACAATATCTAGTGGGCAGACCGTAATATGGACTGGACTTGGAAATAACACAGTAACTTATAATTCAAGCTCTAATACTTTCTCGATAAGTGGAGCAGACCAAGATCTTTCGAGTTACGCTACTCAATCTTACGTAACTGGCGCATCGGGTCATTTGCAAAGCCAAATTACTTCTAATGATAATGACATTTCTATAAATCTTGCTAAGATTACTGGGGTTTCTGGCACCGCTGCTACTAATGCGACGAATATATCAACTAATGTAACGAACATTTCAACTAACACGACAAGACTTGCAGATGTATCAGGATCTGTAGACATCAATACAGCTAAGATAGGAACGGTATCTGGCACTGCAGCTGATAACGCTACTAATATAGCAAACACTTCTGGAGACTTATATGGACACTGGATAATCTCTGCCGGAGCCGTGCAAGAAAACGTCGCAAAAACGGAAAAGGTTAAGTTTACCGGAACTGGTGCAACTACTGTTTCTTATGATACGGGCACAAACACTCTAACTGTTAATACTCCTAGCTCAGAGGCCGGATACGAGTACTGGACAGCAACAGATGGTAGTGCGAATACTTCTAGTGTTGCAAATGGTCAGGCTGTCAGGATAACAGGAGCAGGCAATGTAACTGTTGATTTTGCCAGTGGGTCTCCAAACATATTCACAGTCAGTGGCGCAGACCAAGACCTGTCAAGCTATGCAACTCAGGCTTACGTAACGGGTGCATCTGGACATTTACAGACTCAGATATCCAGTAATGACTCAGATATTGCAAGTAATGTAACGAATATCGCAGCTAATACAGCAAGACTTGCGGATGTGTCAGGTTCGGTTGATATTAACACCGCTATGATCACAGGGGTCTCTGGAACCGCTGCTACCAACACAACGAACATTACAACGAATGTAACGAACATAGCAGCGAATACAGCAAGGCTTGGGACTGTCTCAGGCTCTGTGGATATCAACACCGCTATGATCACAGGGGTTTCTGGGACTGCTGCTACCAACACGTCGAGTATCTCAACCAATACAACGAACATCGCAGCGAATACAGCAAGACTTGCAGACGTGTCAGGTTCGGTTGACATTAACACCGCTAAGATCACAGGAGTGTCTGGAAACCTTAACACCGTTTCAGGATTATTGTATACTAGCTGGACTGTAAGTGATGGCTTAAATTCAGAAGCTATCACTGCTGGAGGTCAAGTTAATTTTACTGGAGGCGGAAACACAACAGTAAGTTATAATACATCAAGTAACACTGTAACTATTAGTGGTAACGATGTATCAAATACTTATAATGCTGGCTCCGGATTGAATGAAGACCCATCAAAAACATTCAATGTGCAAACAGACAATTCTACCCTTGAAGTTAATTCTGATATAGTAAGAATCAAAGATAATGGAGTTACAAATGCTAAACTCGCCAATACTGGGGTTACAGTAAGTGCCGGAACGGGATTGACCAATGGAGGCGTCGTAGCACTAGGAGCATCCGTGACTGTAGATGCAATCACTGCCAGTACAAGTGCTGTGGGAGTTGTTCAGTTGCAAGACACCGTTACAGACGGGACTACAAACAGGGCTGTCACGCCTAACGCTGTCTACGATATGTCTGGCGTTATCAACGGGAACATCAACAGTTACACCGCCGGTTCTGGGTTGAATCTTGATGGCACTGAGTTCGATGTCAAGCTAGATAATTCTACGGTGGAATTCAACTCTGACATTATACAGATTAAGGACGACGGTGTCACAAATGCCAAGCTAGCCAATACTGGGGTTACAGTAACTGCCGGAACGGGATTGACCAATGGAGGTGTCGTAGCACTAGGGGCATCTGTAACTTTTGATGCTATCTTAGCAACGACTAGCGGCACTGGTGTTGTTCAGTTGCAAGATGCTATTACAAATGGGACGATTGACAGAGCCGTCACCCCTAATGCGGTCTATGATATGTCTGGCGTCATCAATGGTAACATCAACACTTATACCGCTGGCTCTGGGTTAAATCTTGATGGCACTGAGTTCGATGTCAAACTAGATAACTCTACGTTAGAATTCAACTCTGACATTATACAAATTAAAGACGCTGGCGTTTCTAATGCTAAATTAGCTAATGATTCTGTTACCATAACAGCTGGTAGCGGTCTATCTAATGGCGGAGAAGTTGATCTTGGAGCCACAAAGGTTATAGATATAACTCCCGGAGGCGTAACGAACGCTATGCTTGCGGGCTCTATATCTGAAAGCAAACTTGCTTCTGATGTTAACCTTGACGCGGTAACAGACAATGGGGCTACGACCACCAATGGAATTAACGTTGGCATGGTTGATACTTCAGGTGTGAGATCTGCGATGCAGTCAGGAGCAGGATCTTCTCCCGGAGATACTCGTAATCTAGATCTTTCTCAAGCTTCAACATTCCACCATAGTATGAATCAAGGGCTTAACAATATAACCCTTACAAATGTAACGGCTGGACAAAAATTTGTTTTGAGACTTACACAGAATGCAACTGCTACAGGTACAGTCTCATTCTTTGGAGGAGTTAGATGGCCGGGAGGAACTGTTCCTACGCTAACAGCTACAACAAGCAAGACAGACGTGTTCGGTTTCTTATGTGTTGTATCCGGGTCTTACGATGGATTTATTATAGGACAGAATATATAAATGGATATGTTAATTCATATAGGTGATAGCCCAGACCCACTAGGCTATAAAGATGGAGATGTGATCGGCTGTTATCCTTTTTTAAACACTCTCTTACAGAGAGGGCAGAATATCTGTTTGCCTAAAAAATTTGGTTATAATTCAGCCGGACTGAGGGATTTTGGAACTTTACTAGAAAAGTACGAGCAAAAAACCCACAAATACAAGTGTGAGAGGGTTAATTCAAATCAAGTGCTGAGGACCAACCTATTAACTGAAGAGCAGGAAACAATTTCGCCAACTAATCTGTATAGATTTATAACTAAATTATTATCTATTCCAAATCATACTATTTTCGGTACTGAGCAGGGTCGAGAAGTTTGGTATATGGAAAAGCTACCACTGTTTGGAGACTCAACTAAGATACACTCTATATGGGACGACATAGAGCAGCACACAGGCAATCTTAGGCAAAATAACATGAGGAAGGAATTTACACCAACAGTGAAACAGAGAATGCTGGCATTGGATTGCACAGGATTTTTGAATAGTACTTATACAGAAATTTCTAAACACACAGCGTCCGATAGGTCTTCTCCTATTGTCGTTAGGGAAGACGAGAATGATGAAACTATCCAGACTACACTAATAGCAAAAAGACAATGGAAAATACCATATAAAGATATGGATTCTGAGTTAGCAATTGATATTGACGATGTTTTGGATCTTAATAAGATTGTAGACCCTAGACAGGATATCCAACAAACCGAAAAGAATAAGCTTGACAACATCATGTTTGACAAAGTAGATCTTGGGGAGTATATATTATAATGGCAGAGGTATATGCTAGTATAGGAACTAGATCTGATATAGCTATTGCAGATGGGGATTCTAAACTTCCAGCTAGTGCCTCCGGTGCTGGAAACTTTTCTAGCCCATGGAGTATGACTTATGGCTCTTCACCCGGAGATGTTGGTGTTGGAGACAAACTTGCTATAACTGACAATACAAGCTACAGTGGTACAACCTTTTATTATTTTGTTAAATCAGTATCTGGCAACACCGTAGAAGTTGTATGGATGTATGAAGATAGCGGATCACACGGCGCACAAAACCCTACAAGTTTACAGTATACAGACGATTATGGAGATATTGTAAAAGCGGGACACACATACAGCAGGACTTATGATACTGTAGTAGAGTGGGAAGCGGGCCTTAATAATAGTAACTTCTACTCAGCTAATGATGATTTAACTGGCTGGATGCACGCCGACAGTGATTTTACAGAAGAAAACGTTATTTTTAATTATACTTCAACTACTTATGATAGCATAAAACTAACAGTAAATGAAGATGATAGACAGCATGGAATAGAGGGTCAAACAGGTAAGGTTGTTAATAAACCAAATGCAAATCCCGGAGACTCCAGCAAGTCTATATATAATCTAAGTATAGATAACTTTACTATTGAGTGGATAGAGATTGATATGTCCAGCTCTACAAGTACTGGGATTTGTATTCAGACCGGAACAAGTAATACTCAGACAAAGATTAATGCAGTCATCCAACATATGTTAATTCACTCTTGGGGTACTAACCAAACGCCAGACCCTCTACATGGAATACTACTTAGAGGAGGAAGTGGAGGGTATCATCACATTTTCAATTGTATATTATATGATTTTCAAGAAAGTGATGACCATGTAACAGCATTCAATATGAACCAAAGTAGAGCTACGGTTAAATGCTATAATAATACTTCTTACGATATGACAGTAACAGGCAGTACAAGCAAATATGCGACTGCTTATTATTGGGGAACTAATGGCACGATCAATATAAAAAACTGCATTGGTATAGACTCTGAAAATACTGCTGGAGGAGGTACAGCATCACACAGTGTAGACTTTCGCAGAAGTGGTGGGTCAACCGATTGCGACTTTTGTTTATCTAGTGACTCAACAGCGAGCACAAATGGAACTAATGCACAGACTAGTAAAACGGCAGCAAATACTTTTGAGGCGGGTTATCCAGCAAGTGGTTTATTTATAAAAAGTGATTCCGATGCGGCTGGTAATGGTACAGACTTATCGTCAGAAGCGAATATAGATATTACGGAGTTTGATAGAAATAGTGTAGATGTAGATTGGGATATTGGTGCTCATCAAGTAACAAGAACTGCATCATCTACTGCAAATCCAGCATTTATTATATTTTTAGATATTTAGGAGATCAATAATGTTAGGTTTTCATAGCATATCAGAATTTCCACTTTCAGATGTTCAGTTCACAGCATTTGAAGTAGCAAGAGAAGCAAAGATAGAAACTTGGACTCTTAAGGCCTCTAACACCAATTGGGTTTTACCTCCAGAGGATGACTCTACGAATAAGCCTCCAACAAGATGGAGCACAAATAGCTCCGAAACGACTTGGACTGCTTAGATTACGGTGTATAATTTATTAGAGACTATTTTTTAAGGAGAATTTAATGTCATCGGCTAGCGAAAGACTTTGTAAACAACCGTCAGAGAATAGAAAATTTTCGATTGAATTTAATAATTTGTTGGCTACAAGTGAAACGGTTACGTCTATTTCTTCAATATCCTCTGAAAAAATAGATGGTACAACTACAGATTTAACGATTGGAACTACTGGTATAGAAAGTTCTGCTACAAGTAGTAAAAACAGTTTAATAACGTTTTGGATTTCTGGGGGAACAACTGGTAACAATTATAGAATTGAAGCTATTGTTGGAACTTCAGAATCGGCAACACTAGAAGGTGATGGTATACTTTACGTATCAGATAGGTAATACATATGAGTTGGCAGAATACAAGTTTAATTATGTTAAGAACCATGCTCAATGATGCTGGTTGTGATGGAACAAATACTTACACAAATAGTAGATTAGAGGATCTATTAATTACAAGCGCTTATTTTTTGCCTATTGATATTAATTTCAGTAGCGATTATGTAGTTGATGTCGGAGCATACACAGTAACTCCTAGTCCTGACGATCAAGCAGATGGTAAGGACTTCATTTCTTTTATGGTGCTTAAGGCTGCTTGTATGGCAGATGAAGGGGCGTTTAGAAATGCAGCTCTTGTTCAGGGAATATCTGCTAGACTAGGCCCAGCAGCACTTCAAACAGCGGGCTATGGAGGTCAACTTTCTGTCCTGCTAAACGAAGGACCTTGCAAAGCTTACGAAACATATAAATACGAATATAACTTTGGTTATGAAGGCAAGAAGATTATTCGTGCTGTAATGAGTCCATTTGCATCTAATGATTTTATACCAACAGATGATTCTGGTGAAAGAATAAGATATTCAGAAAACGATTCAAGACTTTAATTTAGGAGACTTTAAAAATGTCAGATATATTATCACAGCCAAAAGGTGCTGCGACAGAGCATAAAGAAGGCACAATTGTTGTTAATGGTCCGGAAGGTGCCGGTAGCGGTGTGCTTGGCGATAACTATACTATTGATACTTACGTTAGTAATCTTCCTGCTACAGGCACAGTAATCACTAAATATACCAATAGATTTGATTTTGGAGGCAAGTAACAATGCCGGTTAATAATTTTGCAACAGGAAGTAAAAATGATGTTGGAACTACTCGTTCACAGATCGGAAGTACTTCAGAGGTTGCCAAAAAAGGTATCCAAGTTGTAGCTGATCCAAACAATACAGTTGTTGTATATATTGGAGATGATACGGTAACTGCAGGAACATCTGCATCAACAACAGATGGATATCCTCTTCAAGCAGGAGACACTGTTGTTATCCCTATTTTTCATGCTAGTGAAGTATATGCAATAACTTCTAGCTCAACAGCAACTATTCATTTTATGTTAATTTAGAAACTTCCTAATGGAATTAATAGTAAAGATAAATTCGAATCCGGGAGATAACTCCTATAAGGATGGAGATGTCGTTCAGGCATTTTCAATCGAACGCATACATAGCTGTCATGCCGCACAAAAGTGTGATATAGGTAACTTCCCTCTTGATCTAACTACGGGTTTAAGGCAGAATAATTCTTTATTGATGAAGTATAAAGAAAAAACTAATCTTTATAAATTTGAGAGAGTAACATTAGACACTGTTCTAAGAACTAATCTAATAACTAATGAACAGGATACATTATCAAAATCTTCAAATGACAAAGGTGAATATATAGATGCTCATGCATATCTTTCTAGAAGATTGAGAAATCCAAAGCACTGCATATTTGGTTCTGCAGGTTCTGAAATTTGGTATGGCCAGCCTAGATCGGACATTGATTTAGATGCTATATGGAACGACATTGAAACCCATACAGACTATCTAAAAGCAGATCATTTTTCTTGGCCTTTTACAGAGCTTGAAAAGCTGCACTTTGCTTGCATAAACACTTCTGGTCGTAGTTACAATGGAGACTCATTTAGCAGAGTTGAATTATCTGGAGATACGGTACATACTAGAGCGTTACCAGCGATTCAAGATCCTCCGGATGAAGTATCTGATGATTATTCGCCTGTCATATTAGCAAAAAGAAAGTGGTTTGTACCCTATTGGGACTTGTCTAACGAGCTTGCAAATTCTGTAGATGATCTTAGAAATCCCAATGTTTCTTGTGATTGCAGAAAACCAATGGAAGAAAGAGAACATATCGATATTTTGACTTATGATAAAGTTTCAGAAGGTCTCTTATAATGGCAACAGTAACAAAATCAATAGGAACAAATTCAAGGGACTACAGTACAATATCAGCTTGGGAGGCTGATCTTTCTAATGCTGGGATATACTCCTCTGGAGACCAAGCAGTTGGAGAATGTTACAGTGATGGCGTTTTTGATGAGTCCTTTGATATAGATGATACAGGCCCTGCCTTTGGGCTTACCTCAATAACACTTAAGGCAAATTCTGCACACAAGCATGATGGAACTCCTGACTCTGGAGTAAAAATTTCATATACAGGTTCTTTTTCTACTTATTCGCCAATATTCAAAGTCTCTTATGATCAAGGGACATATGGTAGCAACTTGGTGAAAATAGAAGATCTTGAGTTTGCAGATATCACCATATCCACTGATACGAATGTTGCTATAATTGGACTTGGTGTAAGCTGCACTATAATGTCTAGGTGTCTTATTAATAACATAGTTCATGCTGGTGCAGGAAATAAGACATTCTACGTTTTTGGAACTACTACTACGAATGGCTCAACTATACAGAATACAATGATATTTAATTGTGGTAAAACAGCTACAGGTTCTAGTTCAAATGGTAGGGTTCAGGCTCTTTATTCTCACTCAAGTGCAGTATACAAAAATTTGACTATACATAATATGTATGATGACACTCCTACCGCAAGTTCTTATGGCGGATTTAATGGAGTCTATACGAATACAATAATAACTGGATGCGATTTTGATTTTAAACAGCAGACAGGAAGTTCGAGCAACTATAATTTATCTAGCGACTCAACTGCTTTTGGTGCTAACTCAATAACAAATGCAGTCACTCCTAGAATTTATGTTTCAAGGACACAGGGCTCAGAAGATTTACATTTAAAAAATGGTTCGCCCGCACTCAGAAAAGGCCAAAATATAGGAACATCAAATGATGTTCAAAAAGATATAGATGGAGTAGACAGAGATACGACTGGATATATGAACTGGGATATTGGGGCTCATCAATGTGCTAGCTGCTCTATGTCAAGCCAGAATAAAATTTTGCTAAAGAATATTACCTTAAATGGTGGTGATCTTGGTGCATTTAGTGTAACTGGAGATTAATATGTCAACGAATCCGTTTTCAGGTATTATTACTAGTGAATTTAAAACCTTATTCAGCAATGCGATTAAGTCATTGTTAGAAGATGCAGCACTTACCGTTGCGTGCACTCTTTATTTTGGCGTTACTAAGTATGAAGATTGTAGCAATTGTGTGTATGATCCTATTGGAAGGAAGTCTTCAAACAGGTTTCTAACAGGAGGGCCAGTACCTTTTCGGAATGGAGGAGTGTGTCCTGTATGTTCAGGAGCTGGCAAGAAGCCTGTCATTAGTACCGAGAATTTAAACTTAGCAGTAATATATAACTATAGAGACTTTCTTGGAGTGGAAACGCCTGTTAATGTACCAGATGGACTAATTCAGACTATTGCTAAAAAAGAGATAACACCTAAGCTTTATAGAGCAAAAGAGCTGCAACCTTCTACAGCTATTAAGAATTATGCTGATGCTAGGTTTGAGAGAATATCAGATCCACAGCCTGTTGGGTTCGGCAACGATGATTTTGTATTTTGTAATTGGAAAAGAATTAAATAATGTCAATTAATTTCAAGATACAATTAGAGAGAGGTTTTGTACAAAAGTTTGAAAAACAAGTCAGACTGGAAATAAGAAATAAGATACTTAAATCTTTACCAAGAGCAATAGCGAACATAGAAAAAAGCATAAGAATTTTAGTTACAAATAGTTTAGAGGCAGCGCCCGAATATCAGTCTATTGCTGGAGGAGTTTTAAGACATCAGTTTGGATTGGTTGATGGGGCCGCAAGAATTGCAAATATAGTGGAACAATTTGCTGACGAAATACAAGTAACCTTTGTTCCCGGACTAGGCGATTTTGGAGGAATAAAGATAGGTATATTAGAGACATCATATTCAAGAGTTCTCTCTTTGCCTGCCGCAGAGTTTGTCACAGAAAAAGGAAAACCTCTGGAATGGTTAAGATGGTTATTGCAAGAGGGAGGAAATAGAATTGTTATTGGATATTCCTTCAAAGATGGAAGTGCAGCAAGAAGTAGAACTGGAAGTGGAATTATGATAGAAAGACAAGGAAGTGCTTGGTCCGTACCTCCTCAATTTCAGGGCACAGATAATAACAATTTTGCAACAAGAGCGCTTGAAGATTTAGAAGATAACATTGAAGTAATAGTAAGAAGAGAACTATCAAGGGTGGTATAAAATGACAGTAGAACCTTATACAACTTTTTCTAAAGTATCAAATATTGGAGATACTTTATTTACTTCTGAATTAGAATCTAATCTAAAATGGTATATGGATTGGGGACTTCTAGGAATTGGAGGATGGACTGATGTTGATAAGCCAACCTCTGGAGCTTTCGGTGGCGATTTTAGTGACCTTAGACCTGTTGAAGATCCGTCTTATAATAATGGAGAAGTGTGGGAGACTGCCAGAAAAGATTGGGTTTGGGAAACCGGAACACTATACTCAGACAAATCAGTAGACTATTCCGCAACGCAGATCTCAGGAGTCTATGTTGATGGAGTATTAAAGGGTACAGGAGATGCTAGCTATGGACATCATTATGATTATCCAAATGGTAGGGTCGTATTTAATAGCGCAATACCTACAACATCTACTGTTGAATTAGAATACAGCTACAGGAATGTTCAGACTTATGTTGCTGATCAAGCCCCTTGGTGGGATGAGCTTCAATATGATTCTTTACGAGTTGACGATTCTAGCTACAGTGTAGCAGGATCAGGATCTTGGGGTATCTTAGCGAACCACAGGGTCCAAATGCCCGCAATTGTAATTGAAGCGGTCCCGAGAAGAAGAATGACTCCTTATCAGATGGGTGATACATCTCAGTTCGTTAGACAAGATGTTTTGTTCCATATTATTGCCGAATCTAGATGGTGGAGGAATCAGCTTGTCGATATTGTTTCTTTACAAAAAGATGAGCAGGTATGGCTATATAATAGCAATACTGTAGCTTCTAGCGGGGCGTTCCCCTTAGATTTTAGGGGAATGACCGTCGCTAACCCAAATAACTATGACAACATTGTTACAGATGAAGATTATAGATATTTGTTAGCTAGAATGGTGGACATGAATGTAACCGAGATGCAAAGTTATAATTCTAGACTCCATGAGGCAACTGTCAGGACCACTTTTGAGGTCGTGATAGACTAATTTGGTGTATATTAGACTAGATACGGTATCTAACTATATTTTTTCAGGAGAAGTTTAATGGCAAATAATAGAGTATATTACGCTATTCAGCAAGTATCCTTTGGTAAGAACGGTTCAGGCGGCTCCGGTACACGGACTGCTGCTCACGGTGTTCAATCCATTGGTATTACAACAAACTTTAACCTAGAACAAGTATTCGAGCTCGGTCAAATTTCCATTTACGAAAACGTAGAGGGAACACCAGACGTTGAAGTGACTATGTCTAAAGTTTTAGATGGTTACATTCCACTTTATTGTTTGGCCACTGCAGATCAATCAAACGGACCCTCATTAACCAACAGGGTTGATTCAGATGTTAAAACATTTGTTCAACTTGGTATATGGGATGAAGCGAAGCAATCAGCTGGAGAAGACTCCTCCGCCGCTGGTTCCTACGTAGAAATGTCAGGTCTTGTTGTTTCTTCTGTTGGCTATAACTTCCCGCTTGATGATAACTTCTCTGAAGATATCACTTTAGTCGGTAACTATAAAGTATGGAAGTCTGGGACAGCAAAGAATACTATTTCTGAAGATTGTGGTGTTCGCTATCATCCAACTGCTACCGCTGGTGCATTTGGTGGTAATAACGATGCTCCGATTGGTTCAGGCGGTGTGAATAGACGTGAAAACATTCAGTTCGCAACCGGACTCACTCAGTGTAATAAAGCTGACTACACAATTGTTCCAGAAGACATTCCGGGTGTTGGTACGTCAGGACAAAAGGGAACTGCGCACATTTCCTCGATTACAGTTTCTACTGATGTCTCTCGCGAGGATATCTTTGAACTGGGCTCTAAGCTGCCTTACGCTAAGACAGTTACATTCCCAGTTGAAGTTACTTGTGATATTGAAGTTACCACATCTAGTGGTGATTTGATTAACGCTTTGGACGATTGTACTGATTCGGCTGTATGTAATACAAAATCTAATCTTAATGAGAGAAGAATTCGTATTGCAACCTGTGAAGGTTTAAGAGTTTGGATGGGTCAGAAGAATAAACTATCTTCCGTTTCATACGGTGGTGGTGATGCTGGTGGTGGAAACGCTACAGTTACTTATTCTTATACCAATTTCAATGACTTTACTGTAATGCATCTTTCAGATGTAGATGCTAGCGGTGGTGCCACTGACGGTGAAACGTGGTGGGGCGAGCGTGAAACCTACGTCGGCACTGGTGTATATGTGTAATGATAATGCATTGGGGCTGCAGCAATGTGGCCCCTTTGCTTTATTTTTGTCGGTAGCGATAGCGATAGCCCAAATAAAGACGCGCGGAATGGGCAAGTGAGGTTGCTGACGTTTTAGGATTTTTAGGAATTTTATGGACAGTAGTGAAAAAAGCTTCATAGTAGAAAAGCTTTTGTCTGGTGTTATCTTTTTTAGATTTGATGGACAAATATACAAGATAGTAAGTCCAACTCCAGAGAAAAGAACTCTTGCTGAGTTTCTTGCAAAAGAGGCTGGAGAAGGCTTAAATTATAACCAGTTAATTACAAAAGAACAGCTAAAACAAGTTCTTCACAATAGAGGTATTTGGACTTCTGACGATGATAAAAGGCTGAAAGCAGCCGAAGAAACAGTAGAAGAAATACAAATATCTATCTTTAAAAATTTCTACAATACAAAAGCAAAGCAATCACTAAAAAGAAGGCTTGCAGGTGTTAGAAAAGCAATAACAGACGCAATTCACAAGAAATCGTCTACAGATCATGTAACATTGGAATCATATAAAGATTTTGTTAGGGATAGGTTTGCTATAGCTCTCTCAATATTTGACTTGAAAGAAAACCAGATATATGATCCCGATAAATTGCTAGACCAGAGTTCCGGCTTATTAGATTTTGCATACGACAGATGGATCGAAGAATATTCTATAGTACCGTATTTAAGAGAGGTATCGAGAACAAACCCTTGGAAAAGCTATTGGGATTCACAAAAAGATAATCCTATTTTTGATTTCCCTTCATCACATTTCAATATCTTTCAAAGAAACCTTATCTTGTATTCTAAGATGTATGATAATGCAAGACAAAGTCCCGAGGCTCCCCCAGATGAAGTTTTTAACGATGATGACGCATTTGATGGGTGGAGTACAATTCAAAGAAAAGAGGCTGATAAATACAGAGATCAGAAAAATGCAGACAAGATTTCTGGGCAAAAGGGGGGTGAGATATTTATGGTCACCAATAGAGAAGATGCTGAAAATATCTATGATTTGAACACCCATAGTGATAGAATGAAAGTGAAGAATAGACTTAAGGAAGTTAAGCAAGCAGGTGGTGAAGTTATACATGAACATCAGCTAAGTGATGTAAAAATGAGATTAAGGAAAGAACTTATGGAAATGGCAACTAAAAAATAATAAGGAGTACAGGATGTGAACAAGAAAGATGAATTTTCGAATTTTTCTAAGAAGAGATTAATAAATAATTTAACTAAAAAATTTAATACGACAACAATTGGGTCTCTTGCGGCTTTTGAAGATTCTTTTGGGTTTTTATGGGGTCACGGAAAACCATATTCAGACTTAGATGATGACGAAAAATATTACAGAAATTTGTGGTCAGAAGCAAGAACTAAAATTTTGGATCTTGGAAATTCAAATTCGAGGGCTGCTCAGAATGAAGTAAGCCAATATACTTTAACATGGAACAGATATATAACTAATTTTTATGTAGTAGGAGATCAGGATAATGAGTAATTCTAGGGATAAAAGAACTTTTAAATTTGCAGATGAAGATTATGCAGTCATTCGACCAAAAATTGAGCAAGTCAAGGAAGCTAATGAAATAAGAGCCAAAGTTTTTAATGATGCTCTTCAGGGCGGTGACTTGCTTAGAGACCAGCTCGATAATGAGCTTAGAAAAAGAGAACTCTGGAATGATGAACGAGAAAAACAATATCAGGCCTTAAGAAAAAAAGTAGTTGATGGAGAATATTCTCTAACTAAAGGTGGAATTAAACTTTCTGAAGCTAAAGACATTGCGCTAGAAATGGCACGATCAAGAGCAGAAATGATATCTATGCTATCTGGAAGGTCAGAATTAGACTCTATTACTTGCGAGGGCAAAGCAGATGCAGCGCGTTTTAACTTTCTTTTTTCTCGATGTCTGGTGTATAATACTACAGAAGAACCATATTTTAAAGAAGGTTATGATGAATATATGGCTAACCAAGACGATCCGGTTGCGGTTGCTGGAGCCACTGAATTCTTCTATTTAATGTCTGGAACAGAAGATCTAGACCAAAAACTTCCAGAAAATAAGTTCTTAAAGGAATTTGACTATGTAGACGATAAGTTTCGGTTGGTTGACAATCAAGGCAAGCTTATTGACTACGAGGGAAATCACATCGACGAAAATGGTAATCTCATAAAATGGATTAATGATGACGAGTACATCTTTGTTGATATCACAGGACGTGAGGTTACTAAAAGTGGTGACTGGGAAGTTGAGTTTTCTCCCTTTTTAGATGATGATGGTAATCCCGTTTCCGCTAATAAGGAAGACGACACAGAAGAAGAGGTTGAAGAAGTAGTTGAAGAAGCTGTAGAAGAACCTCCGAAAAAGCGTCGTGGCCGACCTAAAAAGGCCGATACGGAAAAGAATAAAGAAGCTCATGCTTCATAATTAAATGGATAAGCGGTCATAGCAATAAAAGTTGTGTTGTGGCCGCTTTATTTTTTAAATAAGCTAAGAGACAAATATGGCTTTTAATATAAATGCACAGGTTATACTTTCTGGTCCTAAAAATATTAGGGCCATTACACAGACTATACGTCAACAGCTTGGCAATATAAATGCTAATGTTAATCTTAACTTGCCCAAGGGTGCAAAACAACAGCTAACTCAGATTAGCAATGCCACTAAAACGCTAAGTAAAAATACTAGCAGGTTAAATACAAACGCGATGACTGCTGGCAAGAGTGTGAGAACGCTTGGCAACAATACAAAACAAGCTGCAAATGCCATGCAGATTTTAGGTAAAGAAACTGCGCTTACCTTTAAAAGATTTGCTGCTGCTGGTATCGTAACCGGGACAGTCTTCCGTTTGACACAAGCTATTTCAGAAGGCGTTTCAAAAGCTCTTGAGTTTGAAAGAGGTCTTGTAAAACTTTCACAAATAACAGGAAGAACTACTGGTAACTTAAATTCACTGAAAAAGGCTGTTAATGATTTAGCTACAGGGTTAGGTAAAGATGCAAATGAGCTATTAGAAATTAGCCAAATATTTGCACAAACAGGACAATCAATAAATCAAATAAAGTCCTCTATAACTGCTGTTGCAAGGTCTTCTCTTGCTCCTACATTTGGTGAAATGAAACAGACCGCTGAAGGGCTAGTTGCTGCTCTGAATCAGTTTGGTATTTCTGCATCTCAGTCTGAAGCTATTCTTGGATCGTTGAATAGAGTTTCTAAGAAATTCGCCGTTGAGTCTGATGATTTAATTGCAGCGATTAGACGTGCCGGTGGTGTTTTTGCACTTTCTGCTGGCGAAGTTGAGAAACCAATTGATGCGCTCAATCAATTTATTGGTGTTTTTACAGCTGTACGTTCTACGACTCGTGAATCTGCCGAAACAGTTGCTACTGGCTTAAGAACAATCTTTTCTCGTATTCAGAGAAGAGGTACAATTGATACATTAAAACAATTAGGAATTAATCTTACAGATGCCAATGGTAAGTTTGTTGGGCTCTTTCAATCGTTTCGAATATTATCTAGCGAACTTGATAAGATTGTTCAGAAAGGTGATGCAGTTACGCTTTCTGCAATTACAGAACAACTTGGTGGTATTCGCCAGATTGGTAAATTACTACCCGCAATTAGAAACTTCAGGAAAGCTGAGTCTGCTTTTGCTGAGGCTCAAGCTGGTGCAGTTGAAGGATTGGGTTCAGACGTAGAAAAAGGTCTAACCCCACTTATAAAAACATTCGAACAAATATCTGCTAGGTTCGGAAAATTGATCAGAACTATATCTGAGTCAGCAACATTTCAGGCAGTTGCAAAAAGTTTGGCTGGATTGGCTAATGCATTTTTGAGCGTATCAGAAACTTTAGTTCCACTGCTACCATTAATGCTTAAGTTTGCTACAATAAAACTAGCTAAAGGAGCAATAGGGTTTGCTCAAGGATTTGCTAGCTCGTTTGGTGGAGTAGGAAGGGTTGGGTCAGCTGTTGGTGGAGCTATATCCGGAACTGGTTCATCAACAGTAGCAAAACAGGCAAGTGCTACAAGCTTGTTGAGCGGAACAGTTAAACAATTAGCTGCCGCTTTAGTACCAAATACTAAGGCCCTGTCTGGAAATACCACGGCTGTTATAGCAAATAATATAGCTATTAATTCACTACTCAGAAGACTTAGTGTTCCATCAATAGGATCAGGACCTAGAGGCTTTGCTTCAGGAGGTCTTGTTCCCGGAACAGGCAATAGAGACACAGTTCCAGCAATGCTAACTCCGGGCGAGTTTGTGATTAGAAAATCTGCTACGCAAGCATTTGGCGCAGGCAATTTAGCTGGTATAAATAAATATGCTTCTGGTGGTGTTGTTGGTAGTGTAACATCGCCCTTTAACATGTCTGTTTTAAATGGACTTTCTGGCTCTTCAAGATTCAGTGCACGAGGCGCCAGTGTTAGATCAATAGCAAATGAAGGAAGCTCAGCAAGGATAGAGCTTGAAAAAGCATTTAGAAGGGACGTTAGCAAGGGTGGTGCAAATTTGGATTCTGAGCTTGCTGAACTCAGGGCCCTAAGAGTAGCTGGATCGGCAACCGGAGGAGCTAATCCATTAAAAAGCAATCAGTACTCAGGCTTAAGGTCAAGAATTGCAAATAAGGTAAAAGGAAGAGGTAATGTCAAAAGGCTTAAGAACTTTAAAAGCACAGATCAGGCAATAGCTTTTGTAGAGGGTGCTGACTTAGAAACAGCAGGTATCAATTCATTAATGCAGGGAGCAAGCCTTATAGCTCCTAGAGGAATAGCTACTGGTGTAAATCCAAACTTTAGAGACAAGTTTGGTGACATATTAATGCAAAGAGTGCCTCAGTTGTTAGCTCAGGGACTTGGTGAAATGGGCAAAACGCTTGCCACTCTACCTCAGCCATTAACAAGGCTATTGGACAGGGGAGCATTAGGTTCAGTAGAAGGTCAGCTCTTTGAGGGTTTTACAAGACTAGCAACTCAAAATTTTCTAACTGATGAGCTTCGTGATACAACATCCCCTCTGTTTGATGTTCAAGGTGGGAATTTAGCTAGATACAAGGAACTTTTCGGAACTTTATTCTCCTTTCCGAGTGAGATAAAGAATAACTTTGCACAAGATAAAATAGACAGCACATTTGGCAAGGCGGTAAAAACGTTTAAGTCTCAGTCGATTAGATTTAATCCTGCCATGGTAGAGAAGTTCTCTTTATTCGCAAGTGGTGGAATGGCATCAGGAACTGATACCGTACCTGCTCTTCTTACTCCGGGTGAGTTTGTTGTTAATAAAAATTCAGCGAAATCGTTTGGCTATGGAAATCTTAAAAATATAAATAAGTATGCTAAGGGTGGCAGAGTCCAAGGTTTCAATAATGGAGGCCCAGTAAAGGGAGGGATGGGTGGCGGCGCAATGATGGGCGCTTTATTATTACCCGACCTTCTATTTACTATTCCAATGCTTACTGAGGCTGTGAAACAATCAGCAGAAGGAGTGGAAGGAGCAGGATCACAGTTAACGTTTGCACTGATAAGTCTGGCAACTACTGCGGCATTTCTTGCACCTTCATTAGTCAACCTTGGTAAGAGTGTCGGTGGTCTTAAGGGTTTATTTCTAGGGAAACAAGGTGCTAAAGTATTTGATTTTGCTAGAAGGCAAGGTGCTGGTCGTTTTGAATCAGCTAGAGAAGCTTTAATCACAAGAGGTGGAGGAGCACGAGGTGGGTCGCGAGGTGTGGCAGCATTAAAAGGTCTTGGTCTTGCCTCTTTACCAGTGCTTGGTGCTGCTGCAGCTGCAGGCGCTGCCGCTTTATTTATCCTTGACAAGTCTACAAAGAAAGTTGCCGACAATTTAAGAACAAGAGGATTGACAGAACTAACAGACGCAATGAAAAAGGCGGCTGATTCATTTAGAGAAATAGCTGAAAATACGTCCGGTCTTAATCTGCAGCTATTGGAAAGGGCAAATAAGAATGCAGCAGCTGCTGTAAAATCATTTAGTGGCAGCATAGAATTGAGTAATCAAGCTACTTTAATGGAAAATGAAACGTTTGGTGGTTCCTTCACTCGTGGTCTTACTCTTTTATCGGAAATGGTTGGTAATGTAGGTAGGGGTAGCGACGAAAGAAGAAGACTTGAAATGTCTAGTGCAGCCGGAAGGCTTGGGCGAACTTTTAGAGAAAACTTTTCTGGATTTGATGCGGAGTTTGCTGAATCTTCGAGCAAAGCCTTTGCTAAAGTGCAGGAACAATTTGCAGCAGACCAAATTCAGCAATTTACAAGTGCTGGAGGAAGTGGTGAGGATGCCGCTCGGATGGTAACGAATGTTTTAAATCAGCTCAAAACCCTAAATGATGCTGGAGATATAGACTTTAGAAAAACCACAACATCACTTAGAATGTTAGAAGCTATATTGAGGGATAGTGGTGACGCTGGTCAAGCTGCAGCAGAGCAAATAGGAAGAGACTTACAAGTCCAATTCATTTCTAAAGTAGAAGAAACAGCCGCAAGACTTGGTCCTGCTGGCGATAAACTCAGGGCGGTTGTAGGTCAATTATTTGAAGGGGACCCTCAAGCTTTTGCTGATGTTGAAAGCGCGCTAGGTTCCATAGATTCAGTTTCACAATTTATTCGTGAGAATTTTGATCCTGAAACAGCTAGAATTCTTGGTGCAGAGTTTAACAAATTGTCAAAAGAGGCACTTGCTACAACTGTAGAAACTGCAAAGTCATCCCAGAGAATAGGGATTATGAACCAAGCATTAAAAGAGACTTCAATCTTTATAGATAGCACGATAAATACACTTAGAAGATTTGCTGCTGCTAGTAAACAATTGTCTGCAGGGCTAAATAGGGTAAACTCAAATTTAGATAAAGATGTGTCCGAGATATTGTCCGGTCAGGCAAACTTCACTCTTGGCGAGCAAGCAAACCCATTGAAAAATCTTGATCTTTTTGCAGCTAATTCTGCTGCTCAAGTCGAGCAAGCATTTTCTATACTAGGCAGTGCTGGAGATGAAGCAACAAAAGGATTACTGAATGGTCTCAAGGAGGCTGTTACTTTTGGTGCTGACTTTAATAAGGTAATCACTGATGTTATAAAAACAACAACCCAACAAAGCATCGACCAAGGAGATCAAATAATAAATGTTGATCAGGTGGTACAAAACTTTGAAAAAGCTTTAGGTGAAGAGTTTTCTAAAAGTAAGGTTGGAAAAATTTTCATAGATGACTTCAGAGCTTCAATTCAGTCAAAAGCTACAGCTAGAGAGGGAGAGTCTATAATACCCCTAGACACTTTGAAGGCCACCCTTGAAAATGGTTCCGATCTTTTCGAGAGATTCTCTGAAAGTGGAAAAACTATTACGGAAACACTTGCAGATATAATTGACTCAATGAGAGAGGTTGAGCAAGCTACACTTCAAAGACTGGCACAAGAATTTAAAATAGCAGATGCAGTTAGAAAAATAGACTTAAAACAGCTAGATCTAGCAGATAGAGTTCGTGATATACGAGGAATAGGCAATGTAGGAAGAAGAGATGCAAATATTCAGCAAGTTGTTGCAGATTTAGGAAAGAGAATTGCTATATTAACTGGAGGAGAAACAAATCCTACAGCTATTGGTAAAGCCCAAGGTAGAATCAGAGGAAGGATAACGGAACTTCAAACAAAAAGAGAAGGTCAACCACTAAATGAGGATGAGTTAACAGAATTAGCTGGACTGAAGGATGAGTTTTCCAGAAATACTGAAGCGCTAAAATTACTTGCCGAAAATACATCAGCATTGACCGCTGTACAAAATAAAATAGCCGAACTTCAATCTAGACAAGATGCATCAAGAAAAGGACTAGTTGGACTTTTAGGACAACTGGGAGAAGTTCAGAATAGAGCAAGGGCTGGAGATTTTAAAGGAGCAAGAGAGCAAGCTCTAGATATTAGAAAAACATTCGCAACTATTCAGAAGCTTCAAAAGGGAATTCCTCTCAACCTAGATGAGGCTGCTAAAGTTCTTGGCGGAGAGTTTGACCAGTTATTGCTTGATTTAGGAGCAAATCCTGAAGCCTTGAAGAAGGCAATTGATAATGGCTTTAAGCTAGGTAGAGGCGCTGCGGTAGGCGGACTGGGGCAGCTTGGAATACAGCTTCCAGCTAATGCCTTTGAAAATGTTAATCTAGGAGATCAGATAAACGATGCAAAAAATGAAGCAGATAGAATTGCTAAATTACAAAATGCAGCTTTTGAAGCACTCAAGAATAACGCCAAGCTTGCTAGCGATGCTGTAAACAATTCAAAAACAGCAGCGGATATTATGCAAAAAGCATTAAGGGACACTACGGTTGAGTTGCTTAATTTTAAGCGAGCTTTGCAGTTTAATGTAAATCCAAATCAAGCGCCGCCAGAACAACCTGCTGCCGCAGCTCCCGCTGCCGCCGCACAAGCTGTAGCGGCAGGAGGCGGTGGCTTCCAGAATATTGAACCCGGCAAAGTGAGGAAAAACCCTGCCGCTATAAAGAGGGGAGAACAGATTAAGGCACTTACAGGAGGTAATGTTAATAGATTTAAAACTCTTAAGGAAGAAGAAAAGGTCCTTGAGGAGAGATTGGCTTCAGAAAGAAAGTCTGCTGATGAGGCAAGGGCTAATCAGACTGAGATTAATAAGGCTAATCAAGCTAGAGTTGCTCGGATGAGGGATTCTGTCAAACTAAGTGAGGATCAGTTTAAGCTTGCTCAAGAGAATCTCAGAAAATTCGATGAAGAAAACAGGGCAATGCGACGAGAGAAGGATCTTGGCTCTTTGATGAAAGAAAAGGGTGCTACAGGCCTTGATTCTTTAGCTGAAATTCTTGATAAGGAGACTAAAGAGGGATCAACACTAACCGGATTTGATGACTCTGGATCGCCTCTAAGCGGAAAAGAATTTATAAAAAAGAGACAGAGAGGCACCGGGATTTCAGGAGCTTTCTTTAAGAAAGGAGGTTCTCGTGTTGAGCAGGTTGGCGGTCTCGACATGAGAGGAGGTCTCGACCTTGGGAACACAGATAGAACCGTGTTATTAGATGATTTGAGGCGAACTGAAGCAACACTGGAAGCGCATCAAGAAGGGTTAAGAAAAGCAGAACAAAAGTCGCTTGATGACTTCTTACGTCCAGACGAGGAAAAAGCAGAGGCAAAGCTTGCAGAAATGGCAGCTCAAAGAAAAGCTAAATTAGATGCTTCTCCTAGCGCTCAACAATTTGTAGCAGATCGCGAAGCGATGTTGAAATTTGATCCGACAATGAGTGCGTTTGATGCCCGTCTTTATGATGATGAGGCCTTAAATGCACAACTTGGTCGTCCAGCAGGCGGCACTCCATTCCAACCTATACAAGGGGTTTCTCAAGCGCCTAAAAAGCGAGAAACTGAGATGGAAAGAAGAATGAGGTTTAATAAACAACGTGGAGGAAGACCTGTAGGTACAGTTGAATCACAGTTCGGTATAAGTAATTCTAAGCTCAGACTAGCCGATGCTATAAAAAGAGGCGAGTTTGAAGGCACTGGATTGATGACTGATGAAGATGGTACAGGGGCAGCAAGGCTGGAGTATGATATTCCTCAGAGTCTTGCAGAAGATCAAGGTTTAATTCCTCAAGGGAAAATAAGAAACTTCAAAGGTTATGATCCAAAGTTAGGATTATTAAAGAAAGACAGCTATCTAAGTAGTAGGGTTACAAATCAGGAGGTTTCTGCAGCTATAGAGTTTAGAAGGCAACAGGACTTAGCCGCTGGAAATATAGATCCGATGTCTGGAGCTCTAACTGATAAAGGGAGAGAAGCTAGAGGATTTAAGAGCAAAGAAGATATATTATCAGCAACTAAAGAAAGACAGTTAGGCAAAGCACAGCGTATCAACCAAGCTAGAAACATGCTTCGTTCAGGCAAGCTTCAAAAAGGCCAAGTTCAAGACTATATAAAAACAGGACAAATGCCCAAGCCGGCTTTTGGAGCTAACGCCGGTCCTGCTGCTGCTGGTCCTCCTGCTGCCGGTCCTGCTGCCGCTGGAGGTGGAGTTGCTGGTCCAGACGTAGCAATGAATAACCTTGCACAAGCCTTAAATGGTGTCAAAGACGGATTCCAAATTAATGTAGGCGAAATCAATGTAACAATAAGTAATGCTACAGAACTGGCTAATTCAATTAAATCCATGGTTGTGGAGGCTGTAAAGGAAGGTGTTGGTTCGGTGGACTTGAATAATGCTCCAGCCGGTGGGGACGTAGTGAGTCAGATAAATGGTCCTCCGGGCGCCTATGCATAATATATAAGGAAAAATTAAATGGCTATAACAGGCGTAAATGTAACTTATGGTGATTATCAGTTTAAACCTGCACCTAATATATCTTATGAAAGAGAATCTTTTTCAATTAAGAATACAGGTAAAACTATTGGTGGCAACTATAGGCTTACACTAGATGGAACACTTATCCCAACCGGACTACAAAGTGCTTTAGATGTTTTTCAAGCTAAAGAGCATTTATATTCTGGAGTCAAAGATGACTATAAGGTCTTTGTGGCAGAATTTTTAGGCACTGCTGATTGCACGGGATATGTTGTAAGAGGAAGACCTCTCGTTGATTCCATAGAAATATCAAGTAATGACAATGGAGGCTATATACAAAAAGCTCAATATTCCATTGGTCTAACCTTTCCAGTAACGTCGCTCACAGGAACTGAAGATCATCTAGGAACAGGTCTGTTACTAGAGGACGTATCGACTTCTTATGCCTTTTCGTACCTTAAAAAACCATATAAATATTATGGAGTTGAGTTTCCTGCTGTAGTAGAAATACAGAGAAGTATGAGCGCGGTTGGTCAAACTATAGGTAGTGGAGATATAGCTGATCTTACTGAGACTGGAACTATAACCGCAGTTCAAAATGCTGTTAGTTATTTAACTGGCGTTGCTACAAACCAAATAAGTTTTGACTACAACCATATGCTAGATTTAGGATCGGGAGATGCATTTAAAACATATCTAACGGAAAGAACAGTATCTCAAGATGAGGTTGCTGGTTCAGTTAGCGTAGATGATACTTTTATAGCTATTGCAACTGGGATACCTAATGATGTTGGTTCTCCCTCACCTCCATTAGCTGCTGCTGGCGCTATTGTTGGGCAAGGATCGTATACAGAAGCTAGTGGATATGTTCCTGTAGCAACGGGCTGTGCTTATATGCCAGCGGGAGACTTTTGTGCTGTAGATACATTTAATGTAAATATAGAGAAGTCAAATGAAGATGGACTAACAGTCGTATCAATTGATGGTAGCGTACAAGGATATCCTTCATTAGATATTGTCTCAGGTTCTTTTAGAGTCACAGGAACTGGTGGCTTTGATATGGCACGGTTCTATGTTACACACTGTTTAGATAGCGGTGTTTTTGCAAACAGGGCTGGCATGGCATATAGTGGAGATGAAGAATTCACATCAGGACAACCAACAAAGCATTTAAGCGGCGTCTTAGATCTTGATATAAATAGAAAGCCATTATCTGAAACTTATGGCTATAATATAGAGGAGGGCACTATAACATATGCCCTACAATTTAATAATAGACCTTCGACTTGTGTTACTGGAGTTCTATCTGAAATTATTTCAGTAACAAGGCAAAGGCCTATAGATATATATGCTTCTCATACTATTTTAGGAAGAAATTCTGGTCCGCTGTTGCAGGATATAGGAACAAAAACGGCTTTCACTCAGGACATATCAATAGAATCAACAGTCGTACCAAACACTGGGTGTAGCGGAGTTGAGTTTGTCAGCGGAGGCCCATTGACACAATATGATGAAGTTGTGGACGACCTAGAAATTAGTCTTAGTGGAGAATATGGAAGTATATTTAGGACTGCAGACAGTGAATCATATGATGTTAAAACAGGAAGATATAGTAGGAATGTTAGTTGGATTTATACAAGGTGTGATTGATAATGCCTAAAGTTTGTACACCGGAAAATATATATGGGCCTTTTGAACACACTCTATTTTTAGGCTGTAGTATAAAAGGTTTTAATTGCACAGTAGGATGGAATGAACAGACCACCTCTATAAGTGTTGATCTGATCGAAGATCCATGCATACCTCCAGAAGATGACCCTAAAATCTATTATCCTCTTCCCGGAGAAAGGAAGGAATGGAAAAAAGCAGACCCCGGATTTGAAGAATATCAGCCCACTATTGGCGGTCCTGTCTACTTTAGATTTGGTGACTTTGAGTTTGCTGGTGTTGTCCAATCTTGGATGAAAAAAGACGATGTCAATGGACTTGGCCAATATAATGTAAATATATCAGATCCTAGATTTATTCTTCAAAATACGCAGATCATTCTAAATGAAAACAATGGATGTGTAGGGGATGTCTTCAACGCAGTTAATGCTTTTGGCTTCCATGAACAATATGGTTTTGGTTGCTCAGACATGAATGAGGTTGGCATACCTTGGAATAATGTGAAGCTAGCGGTATCAAGTCTTCTTTCCGGTCTAAAAGATGCTTGTTATGGGCCATATGGGGCGTTGGCATATAGAGCACATAATTGGAATCTTGTTGAGGCAGACTTTGGTTTAATAAAAGACGGCACAGATACAAATGAACCCACTCTAACAACTGATTTTAATACCAATGGCTGGTATACAGGATACTTCGTAGATTTACATGAAATTCCTTTTGCTCCAAGTATTTATAGATTGCAGAATACTGATACAAATTTGCTAGACTTAATAAGTCAAGTCTGCGCAGATGCTGGATGTGATTATTATATAGAGTTATTTGTTGTAGATAATCCCGGAGATACTAAAAAAATAATAAAAGTAAGAACTCAACAAAGAAGAGAACAGCCAATATTAGGAGAAGTGCAAGCTTTCATTGATAGTCGAGTGGGAGTTATAGCTAAAAACGTTGGTAGAGAGCTAAGAAATGAACCTACTCAGTCTTTAGCATATGGTGCTAATAAACAGTATTTCCGAGAAACACATATGTTTGAACCTTGGTGGGGATTTGATACAGAAGGAAATCCTCATGATTGGGACACTGTTGAAACTGATGACTTAGGTACTGCTTACAGAATCAACTTAGATGTTAGAAAACTAAATACATCATTAGGAACTGCGATTCCTACAGACTTTGTGTACGTTCTTGAAAATGAATTAAGAGCAGCTCTTTCTGGCTTTGAGGGCTGGAAAGAATACTGCTTAAATTATAACCATAGAGGCATGACTGTAATAGGAAATTATCTATATAATCAATTATCTTTGAGGCCATTTTTCCCAGACGGTGACTGGAATATAGGCATAGAAGATCAGGCCAAGGCTGCACTTGTTATTAATGGTATCGACAATATATTGTCTGGCATCATGTATAGTGCAAGTTCAGAAAATGACGCGAAAGCAGTCCACGCATTTGTGTCAAAATTTGCGGATGAGTTTTATGGAAGAAAGGTTTTAGTACCTGTCGGAGAACCTTCGAAAGAAGCAGGGCCAGTAAATTATTACTTCAATACAGAATCTCAAAAGAATTTTTACCAAGCGATGCCCGGTTCTGAAGCTTGGCTTGAAGATGGTGATGCTTGGCTCGGACTAACAAAACCATCTGTATATTTAGATCATTTTACTACAGATCAAAATATGATAACTGGAGGTGTCAGGTTTCCCGGTAGTACATTGATACAAGATGATGGAAACTCTGTAACAGATGGTAGTAATATCTATACTAGGGCTTCCGTTGATTCTGATTACATTATAAAAGACGCAAACGCTAAGGCAAATACTTCTAGTTTAGGAACTGGCATTCTGTTCGCTGTTGTAGATATTTCAAGTCCGGGATTTACAAAGACGCAGGAGATCGGCTATGATGATCTCATCGCTTGCACCCCAATTATACTAAAGAATTTAGAGGCCAACGATGCTTCAATAACCGCCATAATGGATAATCTACATTTGGGTGGAGGTGCAGGAATGGCTATGGGATTTGAAAAGAAAAGAATTTATCCAAATAACTTTGCCGTACCATTAAGAAGTAATTACAGCAAGTATGGGCCTTTTGGTTTTCTTGGCCCTCCGGGACCAGTGAATCTGAAGCCAGACGATAGCCTAAATCCTTGGGAGTATGATGGGGCTGTAAATATGACTATAGTGGCAAATTCACAGAGTCAAGACGGTTTGACATTTATGCAGGTTGGAGAAAGAGGCTCAATAAACTGGCCGGGATACCCATTACATAGGATTGGGTCGGAACTACGATCCGATACGACATTATATGAAGATTACGCCGTATCTACGTTAAATTGGGATACATGCGCAAATGGTCAAGGTACAGTAGCGAGTCAATACTATTATTATATTGATATAGCTAGCTCAACAGGAGCATTTGGACCTAACATAACTTCTGTAAATGTTAATGCCAATTCCAATGGCGTGACAACGACATATGAGCTAAGTACTTTTACACCATCTTTTGGTAGAATGTCTAAGTTAAATACAGGCAGAATAAAATCAGCTGCAAAACAAAGGGTAATGCAATCAAAAATGTCAAGGCAGCAACAGTTCATGAGAATGTATACTCAGATGTCTAGAAATAGAGCTAGGACTAATAGAGGTTAATATGAGCAGTCAAAGATTTTCAAATGCATCTTATAACAACCAGCAGAGGAGAACAGAGGCTGGCGCAAAGAATGTGATCGCGGGCTTCATAAATGAGGTCAATAGCCCGACTGGTACAACCAGTATGCTGTTTGCCTCTAATAGGGAAGTTCTAACGTCCCCAAACACCTCCTTCTCAGACTTAGGAGGAGGAAGTATAGATACAGTATTTTCTCCATTTCAGATAAATGGAGGTTCTAGTAAACTACCTACGTATCCAACATCCCCATCCTCAACATGTGTTCCAGCACAATCCAATCATGTTGACCCACCTGTTGATCAATGGACTCCTCCGACAGTTAATAGTCAATACTTAAACCCATTTAAAAGGGCTGCCGATCCTCAGCACTCAGACACTTCGAGTGATACCTATGATGGGCAGGTAATCTTTAATGGGAGTACAAGCACTACACAAAATCTAGTGAGCAAGGTTCATCTACAAGGAGGAAGTTTTCCTACAGATCTTAGACCTGTGGCTATTAGAGGTCCTATTGTAATACAAGGGTGGGGATACGACTTAAATGGCAAGCCCATTCCTAACAAAGTCGATAGTGCATCTAATGCTAGGGCAGGCACATTTCAAGATTCTAACCTTAAAGATAAGTTCCTTGATAATCATATGTTGAAAAGAGAAACTTGGCCTGTCGCCCCTCTTGATGTAAGATATGATAGGAAGAGACAAGTATGGACAGTTCCTCAAACTTTTAGAATGATTATAGGCCTAGCTCCAACAGGGATTGAACGTGGAAGCTCAGCTGCCAATGTTGTGCCACAAAACCTAGATCCAGTATATGACGCTAATGGCAGCACAGTAAGCAGTCCTACTATAACCGTAACCAATCCCAGCTTTCAAAGAGATATTGAGCCGCTAGAGAAGTTTTGGGCTTTCTATGATACCAAGCTTTGCGATTATTATGGAATAGTTACTTCTCCGGCTTTATGCTGGAAAGTTCGAAGAGCTAGTGGTTGTATTGCAGAAGACTTAGATGTGGACGGAATCAATGGATATGATGAAGAATATTTAAAATATAAAGGAATGGTACTTGGAGACGGGATTGTAGGAGAAAGATTTACAGATGGAACTTCAGATTGTGGTGGTTCTGGAATAAAAATATCTACAATACATAAATTTGGAGGAGAGTACTTTTCAAACATAGTATTGCAAGGAGGACTAACTTTATATCAGACACCTTCTCAGTCCGGAACATGTAACTATACTCTCTCGGGAGGCGCAGGAGCATGTACAGATGGAGCGTCAGCCAATGTTCAGTATGTACATGATATATGCTGTTCAGGTAGTGGTCTTGACATTAGGTATGGGACGATGGGATTTGTAGAAGGTTGCTTTACAGGTACTGCTTATAGTGGATGTGCATCATAGTCAATAGGATATTATATAAATTTATAAAAGGAGTAGCAAGTGCCAGACGATTTTGAAGTCAAAGAGCCAAAATTTATTTCAGCAGGAATGCCAGATAGTGAATGCTGTGTTTGTGGGAATATAGGGAATGATTGTGAGTCGCACTGCACAAGCGATATGCCTCTGTATAGCACTCATGAAGATGGAGGTCCGTGTTTTCCATATACCTGTTGCCCATGCCCAGATGAGACTACATTAACAGCAAGTCTAACTGTTTCTCCTTGTGGTCTAAGTGTAGAAATACCATTAAACCAAGGAGATGGAATAGATATATGTTCAGGTGAGAATCCCGGATTAGCAGGAACTACTACTACATGTTATAAAGATCTAGGCCCATATTATCTAAAACCAATACGCGAAGAAAAATTTGGTAAGTATTCCGGAGTTTTGTGTGATCCTGACCCTCCTTGTTCCGGTTCAAAAATTAATCTATCTTTATGTTGTTGTGAAACTCCGGGATCAATGGGTGGTGTAAGGCCCGGATCAACTGGAGAATGCCATGTGTGCAACTATCAACTGACTATGAGATTCATTCCTTTGTCTGGAAGAGACGGTACTAGCATAGATGACTATTGTCATTGCCCCACTGGATATTATGACGTGCCACAGTTGCCATCGGCTCATGCTGGAGCAGCTCTAGATATATTTAATATGTTTTCACTTGTAAATGGAACATGCGACCCTTTTATGCTTGACTTTGAAGCTAGCGGAACAAGATGGAATTGTGACTGTTGCGAAGGGGGAGAAAACGACCAAACAATATCAATTACTATAACTGAGTAAGTTAATATGTCTCTTGATAAATGTGATTGCCCAATATCTTCTACTTATTGCAATAATCTTAATAGGATGATGACTCCTAGTTTGGTTAAGTTTTGTAAGAGTCATCCATCTTCTAGATCTAAGCTGTATAAGGAGCCCGTTATCTTTTCCGAAGATAAAGTAACTAGCCATCAGTTCAAAAAAGTCTCTGATATCCCAATAGACTGCATAAACAATCTTATCCCTAAGATAGCAAACGCGAATATAAAATGTATTGTTGGGGTGCCTAGATCTGGAATGGTAGTTGCATCTATATGCGCAGTTCTTTTAAATAAACCTTTGTATACACTTTCCAGTTGCGGAAATACCTTGATTAAATGTTCCTCTTCAACATCGTCTGGTGGAAAAAGGATGAAATCACACTCAGAAGTTCAGGGTAAAATTTTATTCATTGATGACACGTGCTACACAGGAAAAGAGATTAGAAGGGTCAGAAAGAAATATCCTAATAATAAATATGCTTGTTTGTATTGTACTCCTGAGTCTAAGAAGTTTGTAGATTTCTATGGTCTTGAACTTGCACGTCCTCACTATCTAGAATGGCATTTTTTTAATAGTTACTTTACAGAAACAGCTATGTTTGATTTAGATGGTATATTCTGTCCGGATGTTCCTGATGATATATGCGAAGACGAAAAACTTTACGTAGATTTTATAAGTACTGTTGAGCCTATTGATTTTAGAATACCTAGATCAAATATGTGCATGTCTATTGTTACTGCAAGACTAGAAAAATACAGAGCCATAACAGAGACTTGGTTAAAAAACAATAATATAAGATATAACCAACTATATATGTATCCTTTTGATAAATCTTTTAGAGATGCCTCGTTCATAAAAAATGTTTCCAAATATAAAGGCGACATTTTTCTTAAGTCAAGAGCTAAAATATTTATAGAGAGTGATGATTTATTAGCGAAAAAAATATCAGTATACACACAAGGAAAGACTGTTGTTTGTCCAAACTCAGGGGAAATTTATTATGCAAGATGAATATGACTATGAAAAAATGTCAAAAGAGGGTTTCGAATGCGATTGTGAAGCTGCAGGATATTGTCCTCTATTACAAAAATCTATGACACAAAGGCTTCATCACCTATGTAAAACAGACGTTAGGTATAGAACTCTATTCTTACAAACCGCTACCATGAAAGGTGTTCATAACAACGAAGTCAGAAAAAACTATGATAGGAAGATGAGAAAAAAAACAGAGATGGATAAGACTGCTGATATGGCAATTAAAGAAATGAAAGATTCTGGTATTGATATTAATAAACATTCAGAGGGTCTTGGTGATACGATAGAAAAAGTTTTAAATAAGTTTGGTATAAATCAAGATAAAATAGAAAAGATATTAGGCGGCCCCGGATGTGGATGCAGCGAAAGAAAAACTTGGTTTAACAAAATATTTTCTTATACAAACAAAGGAAAACAAGATGAGTGAAAATTATGACAATCTGTCTGATGATCAGCTAGCAGATAAGTTTAGGGAGCACTTAGCACAAGAGGGTGTTAAGGACGAACATTCTATATTCCCAGAAAATGAAGAGGGCTTAGGGACAGCAATAGAATCTGTATTAAGCAAGATGGGCGTTACTCCAGAAAGGATGGAAAGAGTCTTTGGAATTCGCGGATGTGGGTGTAAAGAAAGAAAAAGATTCTTAAATCGCCTGTTTCCTTTCTTCAAGAAAACAACAGAGAAAGAGGAATGAGATTTTGCAATCATCCCTTTCACACTCTGCACGTTCTAAATAAAGCAACTTTTTATCCTTATCCACACTATATGACATGTTGTGGCTCTTGGTTTAGTAACCATAACGATATGATAGTAAAGGGAGACTTCAGAAATCTGTGGGATATGTGGAATCATGAGATATTCCAGAACTTGCGGTCATCATGGCTTTCTTCTGATTCTAGATTGTGTCTCAATTGTCCTGTTCTATCATCGGCTCCAAAGCACGTTCAATACAAAGATAGCTATATGACTCCTGTGATGCAGGAAGGGCCAAGATATATAACTTTTGCTAATGACCAAACTTGTAACCTGCATTGCTGGACATGTAGGATTCGGCCTATAATAGATAAAAACCAGCAAGCTGTCTTTGAGCAAACTAATTTAGTACTTGACACATTTAAAGATAGTATTACTTGGATAGAGTGTATAGGCTCTGGAGATCCTTTTGCTAGCCCGGCTTGGAGAAAGATACTTCAGCAGCTAGATCCTTCATTATACAATGATTTGAGTATAGAAATATTTACTAATGGAATACTGATTCCTCGTTACTGGGATTCAATAAAAAATATACATAGCAATATAAAAAATATTAAGGTTAGTATTGACGCGGCCACAGAGGAAACCTATAACAAGACTAGACTTGGGTCAACATTTTCCGAATTAACAGATGCTATGCAGTTTGTAAGCAAATTAGGAAAAGAAATACATGTAAATATGGTTGTACAACAAGATAACTTTCGAGAGATTCCATTATTTATAGAGCAAGCCTTTAATATATATGGGGCTTCATTTGTTAATTTGACAATGATGGGATTTTGGGGAAGAACAGACAGAAAACTTTTTGAGTCAAAAGATATATCAAATAAAGATCATCCAATGTATCATGAATTTTTGACTACAGTGCAAGAGAATCTAGACATTATTCTAGACACAAGAGTTAACTCCGTAGAAGTAATTAGGGCAACAAACTTACATATATAAAGAAGAACAATGGACTTAAGACAATTTCTAGAACAGTTATGTGCATTTCCTAATATGACCACGATAGAAAGAAAATCTCTTATACTAAAACACCTGTGGAATACTTCTTTTTTATGTGAAGATAAGGGTGGTGATATAATAGAGGTAGGATGTTCCTATGGTCAGACATCTGTTATTATAAAAACTTTTATAGATCTCTTTTGTCCTGATAAAGAGTTTTGGGTATTTGATAGCTTTGAAGGTATATTAGGGACTTCTGATAAAGATTCAAATGCTCACGGACACTGTGAGGATGGCGACCTTGCTTCAAGTCTAGACAATTTTCTAAACACATTTAATAAATTTGATACACCTATTCCAGACGAGATATTAAAAGTAGATGTCAGAGATATTGAACAAGGCGACTTACCTAATAAAATATCTTTTTGTTACATAGATTTAGATATATATGAGCCCACCAAACATATACTACCACTTGTTTGGAATAGACTTAAAGAAGGAGGAGTGATTGTAATAGATGATTACTATTATGAAGAAGTATTCAATGGTGTCAAACCAGCAGTAGATGAGTTCCTAGAGGAAAACTTAATACATCTACCTGAGTATAAAGAGCAAGATAAGATGAAGAAGTTCCTTCTTGAGTACTTTAGTAATAACGAACGATCTGGATACGCTATTGCTATCACAAAACCAAGTAAGGTAGATACAAAGAGTCTAGAAAAACTTTGGTTCAAAAACGTGTGTAGGAATTTTACAAGGCGTTAAATAAAAAACGGGGTATAAAACCCCGTCCAGTTTTAAAAACTGTATTCAGCAACTTAGCTGGCGCCCTGTGGCTTATAAATAAACCACCCTCTGTGAGGCAGGAAGCCTCTATTTTTGTCAGCATAGGACTTTTCATTGATCCTTTGCTCTTGTTGCTTTTGTGAAAGTTGATCCCATCTGATCTTTGGATAGATTTGACCACCTTTCTTGGTGCGCCCAAAGATTACTTTTGCTCGGCATTCTTTACAGACTACCTCAAGCCAGTCGTTCTCTGAGCTGTCATGACGGCACACAAATTTTACATCAGTAGAATTGCATTTTCCACATGACTGATGTTGGAAGACCTCCTGAACTCTTGCAATTTGCTTAAAAAGTTCTTCTTCGGTTTCCGCATCAACTTGAAATGATAAATCTGCTGTTGCTCTCACATTAGCTTTCATTATTTTTTACCTCCGCTATCAAAAGTGTCTCTCCACTGTGGGTTATAACCAACAAGGTTTTCAGGAATGGATGCTGGACTACGTTGATACTCGGATAGAGTACTTAACAGCATACGGCCTTGGAGGTTGCTTGAATCTCTGATTGAGTCTGCGTTAGGACAAACGCTCTTTACACCCTCAACCAAATTAACGTCCAGTCTCTTGCACATCTGATTAATAGCCAAGATCTGTTGATCTGTGATATTTTCTTCAGCGGCAAGAACATCATCTTCTGATGTCTGCTGTACTTCTTCGGCAGTCACTACTCGAAGCTTTAATGCTCTACGAAGAGCTTTCCCTTCGGCGCGCGTGTCTGCAGTCGAAACAAGATGTTGGTTGAAAGGGTGTGGAATGTTTTGATACTTAACATCAACACAACCATCTACAGTTATTATAGTATCCGTAGCGTATTTTTGGATCGCTAAAGTATGCTTTACAGTACAAATGCCACGATCAGTATTGTAATTAAAAATTTCACTTGAAGATTGAATAATCTCACCATATATTCTCTCTGTAACACGACGTAAACCATCAACTGTAGGATTACCATCTTTTAGTTCGCTGTCATGCATTTGATCAAGCACATATTCACTCCACTCAGGGTCTTGTGGCCGAATAACAATATCCTCTTCCTTTGTTTCCAAAGTATCCTCAACTACTTCTACAATGTCTTCAAAATCTGTTTTCTTTGCTTTTGCTTTACTCATATCTCTATATACCTCTTATCCTGTTCTGGAAAATTTGTTTTAATCTTCTCAAGTTCCTCAACGAGTTTATTTAATATATTCCTAAAGTATCGTTGTGAAATACGCTTATCCTGCTTGATTCTTATCAGAACCATTCCCTGTGATATAATTAAACCCGTTTTTTGCTTATCTGAGCGCTGATTTCTGATTAAATTTTCTTCGCCCCATACAGGTTCAAAATGAGACGGGCCATCAACTTCAATAGCTGTTTGTAAATCTGTTACATACAAGTCGATTTCTAGCCTATGATTTCTCAGCACATGCTCTCTATGGAATTGAACATTATAATTTAGCTTTATCAACTCTTGCAATATATATCTTTCTAGCTTAGAACCTATTCTAGAAGCCTCCCTGATAGCTTGACCTCCCTTTTCTATAACTTCACGCTTTTCAGATTCACTCTTTTTATTCCAGCTTTGCTTTCCTATCTCAGACCTTTTTTGTCTTTCTTCTTCATCTAAAGAATCCCATACCTTACCCTGAGCCTCACTAATTTTAAGCCTAGTAGACTTATCATGACCTTTGCCTTTAGTAGGGTGTTCTGATCGTCCTTGATTGAGCGCGATCTTTGCAGCTTCACTACGATTTCTTATAGTAATACCAAACTTATTTGCATCTCTTCTAATCTTATTAGAATATGTTCCTGCAATTTTTGCAATTTCTGCAAAGCTAAGCTTCTTTTTAATATAATTATCTTTTATGAACTTTTTCTTTTCCTTTTCAGTAAGTTTGGAATATTCCATTATACATTCTCCAATAGTCTTAAATCAAAACTTTCCATGAGAAGGTCGGGCTCTCTAAAAAAGTCTGATATGATTTCATGTATTTCTTCATTCAAAGCAACTATTTTTAAATCTTTATTAAAGAAAATACGCATAAGGTCCTTATATGATATTTCAGCATTAGTCCATTCCGCATTTTCTACAAGATAAAACTTCTTGGACGGAGTGCTAGAATTCAACAGTGTCTTTGTTGATTCAATGCATGTAGAAGCAGCTATGCCTCTAAAATCAAATATGCCACTTACCGAAAACTGGCATACGTCAGGCATTAGTACAGGAGGTATATACCCATCAAAGAATACACATGTATTACTACCATCTAAGTTATAATTATGTAAGAAGTTTATTTTTTCTGATATAACACCAATCATTTGCTAACCTATAAATTCTAATAAGTTCTGTACTAAAGACGAGTAACTGTTTCTTGCGATGTCTTCGTACTTTTCCCTAATCCATTTTTTATGATCTTCTGACTCAAATATATCTTCATAAGAAATCGCATCCATTAAAGTTTCTACAGAATTGAAGTGATACTGAGCACTCAAAATATTTTCTGATCCTGACGCTAGATATGTTAAGTAATCATTACCTGTTATATCTATACAGTATTTAGATGAGCCACAAAATTTAATCATGTCTTCTTCATCAACTCGTCCCAAATAGTTTGGAACATCTATTTTAGTACTGCCGATAAACTTTGTTTTTATTTTAGCAAGCTCTTTAATTATCTCAATAGGAACTTGATCGTTGTTATCTTTTAAATTACTTGTTATGCACACATAGTCAGATTTATATTTTTTGTCGAACTGTGATGGCTTGAATGTGTTTAGATCAATAAACTTATCAAACCCTAAACAATTGTATCTAGAAGACTCTCCTGTCACTAGATCGGCTACTACTATATCTTCAGAATCATTACCTAAATGTATTATTGTTACATCCTGACAGGATTTTATATAAGAAGCATCAATGTAATTACATCTACTATTCAATATAAAAGCTTCAGCTCTTGACTCCTTGAACACCTTCATCAAAGGGGTTCTCTCGCAATAAAAAGGAATTAGGTTATGTATTGTTTTGACACTAACCAGTTTATCAAATAGTTTCTTTGAAAATGGATTTGATATATCTATTGCTATCTTCATATTATACTACCTGCTCTTAATAGGTCTTTAGATGTGTCAACATCTATTACTTTTACTTCATCATTTACTATGCACTTAATTTTACCACCCTTATCAATAACTTTGTTTATTATTTCAAATAAAAACAGCTTGTTATTTTTTCTTTTCTTGCAGATTGTTTTGAAGATATCTAACTCTTTACTTTGAAGATATATAATCTGGTTCCACTTCAAGTCTAAATCATACATCATATTTGATAAGGTGTCATCTGCGGATACTATACATCCAACCTCACGATCTCTATTTATATCTATATTAGCAGATATACAAGACTTATGAAAGTCAAGCGTGGACAATGCTTTGTCATTGAAGATGAGGTCTCCCATAATTATAAGAACCCTCTCTGTATCAATCGCATTGAGCGCAATTGAAACACTTCTACATACATTGGTCTGTTCGTAGAGTTCATTCTCAAGATTTATAAAATCCTTTGGAGTACTAGACATTAGTTTATCAGCTTCAAATCCAGCCACTATGACAAATCTTGCATTTGGAAAAATTGATTTTACCATAGTTATCTGTCTTTGGAGTATGGTGCAACTCCCAATATTTATGAGTGGTTTTGGCCCATAAGACTTCATCCTCCTACCTCTTCCTGCTGCAGGTATTATAACCGTGATTTCATCTTCATGTGATTTTTTAATTTTATGTTTTGCCATTCGGTTTAACCAATCCGCCAATACAGACAGTCTTCCATTGTTGATTTTGAATAATTTCTTTAGTGTTTATCACAGCGCCGGTTAGTCTTGTATTTATGAAAACACAGTATTCGTTATTTACTATTTCTTCAGTCATAATACATGCTAAATCATCTACAGCTTCAAATAGCTTGACTATAACATCTGCTGAATTTTCATTAGCAAATGTCATCCCTTTTACTAGTATTCCAAATATATCAAAGCTTTCTTGAGTGAATATTTTTTCTATAAAATTGGGTCTATTATAGAGGTTTAGCCACACATAACAATCATTGTATGTTTGCATTTCTCTAAATAAATTTTGAGATGCTATGACTATCCTACAAGGCATGGACATAGGTCTTCTATATTATGGAAATAGCTTTCTGAGTCTTCTTCCAGCTCTAGAATTTTAGTCTCAACATTAATTAAAAATGCATTTCCAGTATGTTTTCTATGCATAAGTTTATTAACCAACATACAGTTTTCTGTTTTATCAACTCCATAAGCAACAATGACCTGCTTGTTGTCTAACATTATTGCATTGTCAAGCTCTTTTGTAAAATCTTTTGGGACAGAAAAGCCACTAAAAAATGTGATATAGTATGGATAGTTATACTTAAAGTATGTCCCATCAATAGCTAAATCAATACACTCTCGTTCTGGTTTTTCTTGATCGACAATGCTTTGTACCCTCCATTTGAATGAATCTTCATATTTTTTAAATACAGACTCAATCATCATGTTAGTCTTGTACAAAGAATCTCCAATATTCCTGTTAATAACAGAGACTACTGTTGGAGGATTATATTGGTCACTAAGGCTAGATATCGTAGATTCAAGTTCTTGTATAGTCTGTCCTTTTTTATGAATAATAATTGCATGAAATGGTATCTTGCATTGTGATTTAACAACACTTTTTAAATCAGAAGTAGGATACTTTTTTGCCCAGTCTTTACTTCTATGATAAATACAAATCCTATCATTAATAACATAGAATTCTTTTCCATTTTCATCATAGGCTTCTAAGACTTCTGCACCTGAGTTTTTATACGATTCAATCCTATTAAATTCGCAGCCAACTTGCGTTCCTTTAGTATACTCAGCGAAAGCACAATCTCTGCAGCTAGTGTGTACTTGATTAATCATTTTTCTTTGCCTCGATCATATAGTTTATTCCAGATATTCCAGCGAACACAACATTTAGATTTTTTGAAGATATTGACTCTGCTAATTCGTGTACACTAAAGCATCTTCTCCTGCCTTTAGCTATTGCCTCTGACATCTGTGAAGTTGATATATTGCCACTAGTAAAACTTTTAGAAGCTTGAAATATATCCACACCTTTTAATCTAAGCGTAGCTTTCGAACTCATTTTAGCAATCAATTTGTCTAGTCCATCATCCTCTGTGTATTCAAGATAATTATAGCACTCAATCTCGTCATAGAGATAATTCGGTATGTCGTCTATATTTATATCGTCTTTATGCACTACTTCAATACTATTATTGTCTAGCGGCACTATTGGTGGTTGCTGGTCTGAATATATTAGTAATTTCATCTATTGTCCTCTCAAAACTTTTTCCCAAGATCTAACAAATTTATCTTCTGATATGCAATATTTGCTAGGGTCAATCATTTTAAAGTTTACTTCATCTTTTACTGTTTGTATGTGTTTTGCCAACTCTTCAAAACCTCTGTATGTCAATCCATTTTCTCCTATTAGATCTTGTGCTTCTTCAGAATATGGGCAAATAATAAAGCAATTACTTTGCACTGCTTTAATCAGATGTTCTGTCACACCAACTACCGTATCAATAAATACCCTACTTCTTAACAGATTGTCTTCAGAGAATGTCAGACAGTTAATATCTTTCAGTGCGCCTAGATATCTAGTTAAGACTGGCTTTTCAAGCTTGTCGAATAAACAGAACTGTTCGTCTTTTGGTGCGATAATTGTATCACTCATTATGTTTGGAATTGTTATGGACTCCTTGCAAATGTTTGGATATATAGAAACCTTTATATCATAGTTTGTAGGTATTCTGTTGGTGACACTAGTGCCAAAAGGCCTATTGCAATATGTTTCGTCTGTAGTATCATTTACAAGAATGACAGAGCTTGAAAACCTTTCCCTTAGAACATTTGATATATGCGCACTATTTGTTTTACCAATACATACTATGTAATCGAGTGATTTGGAGAAAACATTGTCTAAGTCGTTTATGACAACCAAGTTATCGGGTATAGAATCGATAAGATTTAAATTATTAAAATAAGAGTATACTGTTACATTAGGAATCTTACACATGTCTAGAAGATATTTTTCGCGAGACTGTTGTATAACAAGTATCTCAATATTCCTATCTTTAGTAAGAGGAGCTGCCCTTTTTATACAATTCATTACAGAGAACATAAAATTTCTCCTATAGAATCTTTTTTCAGATAATCAAATGACTTAAAGTAGCCCTCCATTATAGACCTTTGTTTTTCTAAAAAACCTCTCCTGTCATACGCCACACTTCTCATTTTTTCGCCTAGTGAGAGCTTATGAACAAACTCACAAGTCTGATTTGACCTAACAAAGTCTTGATGAGAATCTACAATGTAGTAACACTCAGCACCTATCCATTCTAGCACTGCATTGTTCTTTAACGTTATTATTGGATTTCCATACTTTAACGAGGAGGCGCAGAAGTTCTTTATGTTATAAGTTCCTGAAATCTCTATACAGCAATGAGATATACTTAAAAGTGTGTCAAGATTATTTACTATCTTGATCTCTGGATAAAACTCTTGTCCTTTATATAAGCCAAGTTTACCTTTTACCTCATCTATTTTTTTTATTAACTGCTCAGGACTTGACAATACTGCTAGGCATACATTATCATTTATAGTAAATGAGTTGAAGTACGCTGTTAGGATATCATCTATCTTATCGGTTAGCTGGCAAGAAAAGATAAAGGTTGATATGATTCTTTTTGTACGATCTCTTTTAGAGGGAAAAGAGTAAACAGGTCTTATAACTTGTGTTTTATTCTTTAGATGTTCTGGAAGAATATCCCTCTGATGTGAACTTCTTACAATAATCGCATCCATAAAGTCAAGAAAATTATTGTATCCGATTTCATTTTTTGTAGTTGGTTCAAATATACCAACATCTTTGAACTCTGTTCTGACAAATTTTTCATTTAACATGTGTTGTATACATATATCAATTTCAAATCTAGTACTATCTTCTAATTTAATCTGCTTCTTATCTTCAGAGAAAGAAACATATTCATTCTTATTACGTATATTCTTTTCATTTTCTAGAGATGTTATTAGCTCTAATGCTTTTTGCCCTTCTTCTGATAAGTCTCTATACTGAGATACTGTTAAACAATTTATCATTTTTAATTACCATTTACATAATTTATCTGTTCTGGCTGTCTTTTACCAGCCCTAATAGATTCAAAAAAGTTATTTTCATTTATCTTCGCATTTATAGTTTCAAGCATCTTTTCTCTGCTAAAAGGTTCCAAGTGTCCATCCATATAGCAACCATTGTCTAGATTTTTACAGTAGTTAGTATATGCATATCTGTAGACTAACTCTGGTCTTTGCAATGCTACTGATAGGCACCATTTAACAAAATCTGAATTTGATTCAATTTTCGGCATTCCAGTATTTTGTAAATACCTAGGAGGAGAATCCCAAGAGTGCTCTCTGCGTTTTTGAGTATACTCATCTATATATTTTTCCCAAACCTTAGCAGAGTCATCCCACTTATATCTTTTAATCGCACCTTTTCTAGCTGCGTCAGATTTAGCACCCCTATCACTATCATTCAGCATAGCAAACTCCTGAATTATTTTTGCCAATGCGTCATTATCTGGGTACGCTCTTTCTGCCCAAGTTTCCATCTCTCTGAAAAATACCTTTACGGGTACTGGATATCCATCTGTATGCCTTACGACATCCTCCATTGCACTGTAATCAGTTGATGCAATAGGAACTCCACAAGAAGCCGCCTCTACTTGGGGCATTCCGAAACCTTCGCATATAGCATACTGAACATAAAGATCCAATATGTTGTATACGCTTACTAGATCTTCTGTGCTGAGCCCATTACTAACACTTGGCATAAAAGATGTTCTGTTTGCACATTTTGGACATGTCGCAATTGCTCCCGCATATTTAGATATATGCCAGTGTTCACAGCTCTTGCATATATATGTGCAGAAAACTTTTGAAGATAACCCATTTTCAACAATCCCAGACTCAATGTCCCATCCAACCTTTTCTGGATAGCTAGTATGTAGATAAAGAAATGTTTTATCAGCGATATCTTTTGGGGCATTATCTAAAAATATTCTAAATGCCTTCATTAACTCTATAAATAGTTTTCTCTTTTGGTTTCTCATCACAGTGCCAACTACAATAGAATCTTCAGGGATTCCAAAAGACTTCTTATGAGCTTTTTTGTCTTTTACCGGCTTAAAAACCTCTGGATGTATTCCCGGAGATGCACAATCAAGAGTAGTAATGAAGTCACTTTGTTTTTTTAGTGACCTTATTCCATATTCTGAGTAAGCAAGTATACCATCACATTGCTCGAATACATCTAGCCATTTTCTTTTTTGAGGGTATGAGTCAACGGTTGGCATCCATAACCAATGAAAGTACTTTCTCAACGGAGATTCATTTATCCACATGTCCATCCAAGGATCTCTATATGTCAATACAATATCTGGCTTAAAATCCAGAACTACATGATTGAACCTCCAGAGTCCAAATGAGTTGTTTGGATTGGAATTGAATACATTTTTTTCTTGATCGGTTGTTGGAGTATTGCTATAGTATCTCCAAGGAACATCCTTACATTTATCAAGATCTCCATATCCAGCGAACTCAGCAAGTTCATATTTGCCAGTGTCCCAAAGACGAGTCAAAATTTCTTTAGAATATGTTCCAAAACCAGATGCAAGGTGGTGTGACTCTGAGACTAGTAGTACTCTTTTTTTAGTCATTACATTCTCTTATTTTTTGTATTGCTGTATAAATTCTTCTTTTGACATACGAGCGACCTCTTCCAGCTATATTCGAGATCTCTTCCAAAGTATATCCCATTCTTCTTAGATCAATCAACTCACATTCTTCCTCTGTAAGATTATTAGGATAGTTTTCCCAAAATTCACTTTTAATTTTGTATTCTGGTATTCTTATGTCAGATATTGAGCAATACCTGTCTGCCTTTATTGATTTAATTTCTTTGATAATTTCCCATCTGATTGGATTCCAAGCATATGTGGAAAGTGCGGCTTTTGATGGATCGTGTTTTTTAAGAGCTTTCCATAATCCTATTCTACCAGCCTGCATATAGTCTTCTTTTTCTACATGATTTTTTGGCTTAAAAGAATTGACTACAGAAGCTACGAGTCCCATATTCTTTTCTATAATATCATCCATTACTATATTATATCGTCCTTTCCAAACTAACTTGTTAGTTGTTCTACTCTTTTTACTAAAAAACTTCCTCTATTTTTATCTCTTGTCCCTCTAAGCAATACCGTATTACCTTCATATAAAAGATTCTTATATTTTTCCCACTCTTCGGAGAATGCGGTGATATTGTCCAGACAACAACTATTATCGCTTGCTATAATAAATCCCATTTTGTTGCCCTTAGCTTTTCCCTTCTTAATAGTCCATTCCCTAACCGATTCCACTTGAACTGCTACTACAGCTCCGTGCTGACTCTCAAAGCCATCTATAAATTCTTTACATGTACAGTTTGCCCGAGTAGTATCGTACTCGTCTACCTTATTGCACGTTAATGAGATTCCAAGAAGTTCTTGCTCTTTATTTGCCATCCAAGATGGAGAATCAAACAACGCATATCCGGGATCATTATAACTGCGAAGTAAATCCTGAACAACAGGAATCTTGTCTTTTCTAAATATCGGTCTTTTCTTGCCGCCTTCTTTAGAGACATCAATCATTTTTTGAATACACTCTTCTACTGTAGCATCCATATTATTTTTCTTGTACTCCATAAGCCAAGCGGTCTCTCTTTTACCTATGTCCTTCAGAGTATTATAATTATGCTGCATCTTTGCTCGTAATATTTTAAAACAATCAAATGCTCCCGCAAGAATAAGATTTTCAAACGCTCTCTTGTTAACCTTTGGCGCTACTAACAACAGGAAGCAATCCCAATCACAATGTCTAGGGTCAACATTATTGGCCTGCATATCATCACGCATTTTCTTATATACAGATGAGCCAACACCTTTTACGTTTGTAATGCCATAGGTTGGGTTTTCACCAATAAGTTCAAATTCTTCGTTCATTTCAATAACGCTTGGAGGAAGAACATTAATGCCCATAATTTTAGCATTGTTAACAAGTTCTTGAACTTCAACAAAAGTATCTGGCTTACCTATAGAGTGCTTGAGATAAGATGTAAAAAATTCGTGTGGGAAGTGCGCCTTAGCATATGCCGTGATATATCCATTGTATGCATAAGATACACTATGAGATTTATTAAAAGAATATCTTTGCGACTTTTCAATCCAACTGAATATCTCTTCTGCTTCTGCTTTCGTTACAATTCCTCTTCCTATAGATTTATCAATAAAGTTTTTCTTAACTTTTGCCATCACATCAGCTTTCTTCTTGCCGATAGCTTTACGAAGGATATCCGCCTCTTGAAGGTCAAAACCGGCAATTTCCTGTGCTAATAAGATTGCTTGCTCTTGATATACAAGAATTCCATAGGTGCTCTTCAGGATTGGCTCCAGAGCTTCATGGAAGTATTCTATGGCATCTTTCTTGTGCTTTCTATCAATATAGTGCATAGTGAGGCTCTTGCCTTTTACTATCGCTTCCAAACAACCGGGACGCATAATAGCAATCAAATCAGAGAGTTCTTCTATGTTTCTGGGCTTTGTTTGCTTTGCTAAAGATCTACCTAGCTGTGATTCAAGTTGAAAAACACCTTTGGTGTTACCTTCGCAAATTAAATCCCATGTAGCAGAACAGTTCATATTCATCTTTGTAATATCTGTATCAAAGATAATACGGCCTTGTTCATCCTGTTGGAACTCGCACCCACACTCTAAAGTTATCATTTGAAAGCACCTTTAAATTTACTTACGCTTGCTTGTTTTCTGTGAAATTTCATAAATTTAACCATCAGTTTAGCTTCATCAATCGTATCAGACAAAGCTTCATGAGCTTGAGATGATGCCTTCATTCCAAAGAAGTCTCTGAAAGTGTCGAGCTTCATGCTGTTTGGCTCATCAAGATTCTCAAACCACATGAATAAAATATCCATCATATCAATCTTGGTTACAGTTGATAGTGGCATCTTTGTACCGTACTTATCGGCCATACGCTGAAGAATAGGCATGTCAAAGCCAATGATATTATATCCTGCAGGAATAGGTTCAGTATACCATTGTCCCGGCTTCTTGTCAACCTTATACTTCGCACAATATTCACAGAAGTTTTTCCAGACAACCTTTTCTGATTGTCCACTTTTCCAATCTTTGATAATATCCTCTGTTTCTACTCCACGAGTCTTTGCGTGCCAAGCGATTGTATCTTGACGAGCCTTTGTGAAGTATTCTTCTTTGTCAATATTATCAGGTTTAATTGTTGCTCGAAAAGCCTGCTCAGCCTTGATCTCTAAAGTTCTAGGATTTACTGGGACTGCGGCAAGCTCAACGGCATTACATGTCTGCGGATTCGGAGCATCTGTTTCTAAATCAAATACCATAATCCATCTATTATTCATCATAGTTGTTACTCCTAAAAAGTCGGAATGCTTCTCTGAATCTAGACCAAACTAAATGAAAAGCTGAATCCCGATCTAATTAATTATACTGTCATTCTGTATGTATTTTTAATGATTGTTGGAATTTCCATGATTTTATCCAGCATTTTAATTCCAAGTACGTCAAGCTTAAGTAGCCCTGCATCTTCGCAAGATGGACCTTCAAAGCCTGCGAGCTGACCTTTGCCTTCTTTATCAATGACCATTGGACATACATCATAAATCGGCTGTGGTGAAACAACAACTCCAGCGGCATGTTTGGATTGAATAATCTTTGTATCTTCTAGTCGAATTGCTTGCTCAAATATTTTTGCAAACTTGCCTTGAAGGACACCATTATCATCAACATAACACCACTCTTTCAGCTCGTCTTTTTTATTCTCTAAAGCCCAAGTAATAACAGAGGCCGTGCCAAGTTCCTGCTTCATGTCTTGTAACTCATCAGCAATCTTTGCTTCATCAAGGATATGTGATGTGATTGCATTTTGCTCACTGAATCCAATGTTCCCACGCGCCGCCATAACTCTTTTCAACGCTGCTCGGCCTTTAAGTGTTTGAAATGTAACAATCTGAGCAACATTATCTTCACCATATTTTTGTTTGATATAATCAATAATATCATTTCTAGACTGTTTTGGTACGTCAATATCAATATCGGGCATCGAAACACGACCGCCAGCATTACGTCCTGCATTATAGAATCTTTCAAAAATAAGATCATAAGGCATAGGATCAATCTTGGTTATATCCATAAGATATGAAACCATACATCCTGCTGCACTGCCGCGTCCCGGCCCAGTTAAATATCCTCTTGAGTTTGCATACTGTAAAATGTCTCTAACAATTAGGAAGTAGCTAGACAAGTTAGTTTCAGTGAAGATTTTAATCTCTTTCTCAACTCTTGAACCATAGTCCTCAAAGGCACTTTCACCCTTATCAATGTGACCCATCTTACGCTTCCAGCCATCACGACATAGGTAACGTAAGTAATCGTTAGGAGACATTCCGTCAGGGCAGTCGAATACAGGCGGATTAGGAGGTCCCAATATATCATACTGGGAGCACATATTCGCTATATCAACAGTATGAGCCAGCTCTGCTTCAGTATGGAACTGTCTCATTTCATCATAGCTAGGAATGTGATAGTTGTCCGACTCAAAGAAAGCTTTCAAAGAGCGAGACTTACCTTTTTTAATCTCATTCTGTACTTCACTAAGGCTTTTACGCATTGCCGTGCAAAGAAGAACTCTCTGATCGTGAGCATCTTCCTTTTTGCAATAGTGCGCATCTGGAGTAGCTACGCATGGAATTCCTGTAAGTTTAGAAATCTCACGCAGCTTTTCACCAACTTCTTTGGCTTTAGTATTAATAAGAGAATCAATAAGCTGAATCTCAATATAAAAATTACCTTTGCCAAAGGCTTCCTGCAAACGCTCGGCTTCTCTGATACCTTCACTCTTCCAATTGGGGTTATCTACAACCACATTTGCAAGACGAGAGCCTAAGTGTCCACTGAAAGATACTAGCTTGCCGTTAGAGGCGGCAGCTAACTCAAGAAAATAATCATATCCAACTCTTGGTTTATGATAAAAATGTTCTATCTTATTTGATATAGAGACCATTGACAGAAGAGATTTCCATCCTTGAAGGTCTTTACATAATACTACTTGATGAAATAGTTTTGAATTATCTGGTTCTTTAATTGTTGCGGCTTGCTTGCTAACATAAAGCTCACAACCTAAGATTGGCTTGAAGCCATTAGATATTGTTTTGTGAAAGTCAATAGCGCCACTGACGGAGCCATGATCTGTTAGAGCACAGCCATCGACTTCTATTTCCTCTAGTCTTTTTGCGATGTGTTTAGTTTGAGACAGTCCGTCCAATAGGCTGTATTCTGAGTGAACGTGAAGAGGTACATATTTCATTTTGTTAGTTCCAGAAAGTCTTGATACAAATCACTGATTGCTAAATTATACATGTTAACGTGAGTTTTGAAGTTATTAGAAGAGTCTATTCTGCCACTTTTCCAAAGTTTTGCTCTTTCCCAATACTCTTCGGATCGCATAAAGCCACACAACCAAATGTTTTTTAGCCCATAATATTTCTTTGGATGTGATTTGCTAGACCTTTCAAATTCAAGACTAATGAATGCATAAACATCTGGCTTCTGATGCCTGCTAGTCTCAGCAATTGATACATCATAGTGTGGTCTTGGAGCAACTGTTCTTCTTTTTGTTTTAACTTCAAATCTGTCACCAGATTCAATTAGTAAGTCGTGGTTGTATTTTTCAAGACCCCTGTTGTTACTAACAATAGTGGCATTGATATAAGGAGCTAAGGCTTCTTCACCTAAGTACCCAGCTATATTACCTCCACCTTTGAGGATGGAGTTGTTGATTGAACCTAGAGACTCTGCTTTTTCTCTAGCACTTCTTATCATGTTTTTTGTAAAGTGTAATTTGATCATACTTCGCCCGGAGCTTTATATTTACCAATAGCATGGTCTGGAGACATACAGTTTGCAGTGACCCATTCAATACCATTTTCTTTGATCATTGTCTTGGTCTGTTCACATTTCGTCAATGGAGCGCCAAACATATTGTCCATAACATCTACGTCTGTTCCTTCGTATGTAGTCTTTCCAGCAGGGCAAAGTTTAGAGCATTTCCAAGACTTTCTAAGCTCTGGAATCTCTGTGTTTTTGATTACATTAAACTTGGCTTTTATCATTTCTAACGTTTCAGGAATATCACTGTCTTGAAAATGAAGAGTGAACGGACCACCATCATTCATAAAATGAATAGTAACAAGAAAAGTTTCAACTTCTGGATACAGCTTTTTGCAAGCAAGATGATACATTCTCAGTTGCGGGTCTTTTTGCAGTTTAGCTTGAGTTTTTTCTTTTCCAGTGGCCCAGTCCAGCCTTCTTCCTGTTTTCCAGTCAATAATCTCGTAGACTCCATCACCGATATCAGTAATTAAATCTATAGTTCCTTTTAGCGCCAAATTGCCTTTTAGCTTTGTTCCATCTGCTAGATCATATTCATAAGATGCCCAATCTTCTTCTATTTCAAAGTCAAAGTGTGGCTCAGCTTCTACAATAGTTCTATTTTTTGGATCGAAGAAGCCGTCGTCATCATTGAATATCTTCCAAACCCATCTTCGACAATGTTTTAGATCTAATGGCTTCCAATCATGATGTGTAGTTCTAGATGTGTAATAGTCATATACTCTATCAATAATCTCATCTAGATATTCTGTATCATAATTGGCAGTCTCTATTTCACCAATCTCATGATCCTCAAAAATTGCATGACCATCTTGTAGAGCTTTCTTTGCAAGCGCACACAATTCAAGTACTTTATGTACAATAGTACCTTTATCTGCTTTCTTGCCAGATGAACCTCTCCAGCCGAGAGTATATTCCATATAATATTGCATCGGGCACATTCTATGTGAATTAAAAGAGCTACTCCTGAAGTACACAATTGGTATAGACATTATTTCTCCATCTTTGGAATAACATTGGGAAGCCCACTCAGTGTATTATGAATCATCTCAATGGATAATTTTACGTCTACTTTTGCATTATCGCAAATAGAATTACATAGAGACAATCCTTCTTCTATTTCTTTCTCGCTTGGATGTTCATCTCCGCTGGAGTAAGGATCTCTTGTCAACCCAACAATATAAGCGCCTTGTTTTTGCAGCTCTATTATTTCGTTCTTAAATCTAACATCACAAATCAATGCTACTTCTGGTTTATCTTTTTTAATTTTTCTAAGTAAAGAATTAATCCAAACATTTGGGTCTAGCTTTCTAAAGAAGTCAGTGCCAACATATTGGAGGACTTCTCTAGAAGTCATGTATCCTTTTTTACTCTTATCAAAAGAAGACCATTCAATGTTCGTTTTGCTATTTTTATCTTTATCAGTTCCATACACCTGATCATATGTTAGACCAAGAACATCAATGCAGAGATCTTTTAATGTGTCAGCAAGTCCATATATTCTAATATAATTCCCAAGATGATCTTCAAACAATTTAGATATATTTAGGTTCTCATTAGAAAATTCAAACCATTCTTTGTCGTCCAAAGTTTCACCAAATATATCAGTGACTTCAACAACTCCTTTGCTTGAAAGTCTACTCTTCTTACATACTCCCAGCTCTGCAAGTTTAAGTGCTAATATATAATTACATGCAGTATTCTTACCACTTTGTTTTTTACCTGCAAATCCAACTATTTGTGTCATTATTCGCTCCGACTATAATATGTTTCTAGAGTTTCTAATCTATCTTCAGCATCAGCTAATGCGCTAAGAGCTTCTTCAAGGTTGGCATACAAATCTTCAGTAGAGTGATCTCCTATGCCAGCAGGATGGTCTAGCAAAATATTTAAAGACATAATCGCTTTGTCTCGATCTGCGTAAGTCTTATTGTAAAGATAATCAATAGCTGTTGTCTTATAGCTCATTTTAAAAGTCCTCATAAGCTTTCATGGCTTGTTCAATAAAAGGTTTGATGTCTGATGTTACTGTATCTACATTAAGGTCAGCGATGTCAGCAGCATCAAAACTTGGAAAATACAAGCGATAAAGTCTTGCACATTGTTCTTCTATTTTCTTTGCTGCTTTCTGTCCAGCGTCATCATTGTCCATTAGACATATCAGAGACAGTGCTCCAGATTCGTCAAGTAAATTTTTCTGTTCATTATTAAATGCTGTTCCAAAGATAGCAACAACATTATGTATTCCGGCTTCAGCTAATCGCCAGACATTTCCCGGCGATTCTACTAGGATTGCGACACCAGATCTTACTATTTCATCCTTGGCCCTCCAGTAATTATACAACCATTTCTCCTTTTGAAACCCTTTGCTATGCATCCATTTTGGAAAATGATGACATTTTCTCTTGGGATTATGGTAATGTCCGCACTTACCACATTTCTCAAAGATACTTCTCCCTGTACAGCCGACAATATATTTGTGGTCATTATCATAAATTGGTACGACTGCTCGCTCATACATTGGTTTTGAGGGATTGTCACAATAACCTACATCATATTCCTCAAGCACTTTAGAAGAGAACCCACGATCAAGATAATACTGGCAAGGGACTTCCACTCTAGCCCTATACTCTTGTTGTGTTGGGCCGGCTGGCTTTGCTGGATCAGCATTTAAGTTTTTTACTAAGCTTCCAAACTTCATCTTCTCTATATTGGTGCTTGAAGCTTCTAATGAATCAAAGTCTTTATTTAGAAAAGATAGTAAGAATTCAACAGACTCTCTAAATGTAGCCTCTTTATCACCTTCTTTTTCCCAGCCATACTTTACTCTTGATAGTATTCCTTTAATTAGGCTTACCATACTGTTTCCAAAAATATCTTCACAGCCATGAGTCCGGCATTTAAAGTGTGGTTTAAAGTCACCATTAGGATAAAAGTTAAGAGCTGTTGGATTATCTCCACCATGTATAGGACAGCATGATTTAATCAATATATCATTTGAATATGACTTCTTAGTGTCAAAATACTCTAGAATTTGATCTATATGTTGAGCAGCGATTTTTTCTAAAGTTCTAACTTTAGCATAATCGATCTTTTTATTATTTAAATGGAACGTCTTCGTCATCGCCAAAGTAATCTCCGTCACTATCGTTGTCATAACCATTGTCTAATTCAAAAGCTGTCTTACCTTCAACAACCATAGCATACTGACCTTTTAGTTCAGCATTTATATAGTCTCCGGGCTGTATGCCTTCTCCATGCCTTGAAATCACAGGAACAAGTTTCCTATTGCCATTCTCTGGGCCATCCTTTGCAATCTCTTCGTCTGATTTACGTTTGTAGATTGTAAAGTTAGAGCATAACCAGATGATTCTGTCAGAGCCAGAAGCAGTGTCTGTTGACTCTTTAGTAATACCATCTCTATTGAGCTGTATAAAAGTTAAAATAGGAACCTCATATTTGAGGGACAGATTATGTAGGGCGGTAATCATAAATCCAAGAATCTGAAATTCTTTCATGTCGCCTTTTATTTCGGCGGAATCCATCAACTTTAGATAATCATAAATTATCACGCAGTCGTTTGCTTTTCCTTTATCATTTAATCCTACAACCCTACTAATCCATCTTCTCATAATAGATGTTTGCTCTTCAAAAGACGCTCCTCCAATACTCTTGAAGTAATAAGGAAGATCATTTACTTCCTTAGCCGCATCCATAACCTTCTTTTTAGTAGCTGGATTTTTGGCAAAAGCGCCTGTTTCAATATCATTAATCGGAACTTTGGAGAGCATAGCCATCATTCTATGCTGGTGATCTTCTTTACGCATTTCTGTATCTAAATTAAGAACAGGAATGCCTTGCTTGGCGATGTTAATGCCCATATTATCTGCGAGCAATGTTTTACCCGTTTTAGGTCTTGCCCCAATAACATTGACAGTTCCCTTTCTAAAACCTCCTCCGATGGCATAGTCATATCTGGGGAAGCCGGTTGAAATACCAATCTGATCGACAGGAGTTTCGCAAAGCTCTTCTAGATGTTCTTCGACATCATTGAACATTTGAGTTGGGGATTCATCTTCACCAGCTACCATAGATGTAATATCCATGACACCTTCCTCGGCCATACCTAAGATCTTGGCGATAGGCTCATCACCTTTGATTTCTAGATACTTTTCTTGAGTAAGCTCAAGTTGATCATGCATCATACGTGCAATCTCAAGCTTTCTTACTTTAGCAGCAAACTTCCTGACATTAGGAAGCAATACTGGAAACTTTATTACGGAAGACATATGTTGTACTTCTTGCGTGTTAAAGAAGTCAGAAAGGCCAAGTTCCTTTGCGGCAGACATCATGGTCGGGGCATCCAGCGACCTAGTGTCATCTCTTTCTAAAACATGCTTCATACATGAATATAAGACTGAGTTAGATTCATCTGTGAATGTACTTTCCGATACTATATCACAGACATCATAGTATGCTTCTGATCCGTAACGAAAAATCCCTGCTAGGATTGCTCTTTCTGCTGGTAAATCACTTAACATTTTATCTTCCTGAAATACACGAGTTGCACCGCCAGCGATCTTTATTATATACTGACGATGGATAAACTTTAAAGTCTTTATGACAACCAATACACTTTATGGTTATTTTTTCTGCTTTATTCCTCTTTCCTCTTAGGGGATTAGGCTTAGCATTTTTATCTGCTTTCGACGCTTGATCAAGCTCTTTTCTTTCATCAGATGACAATGAGATATTGCCCATCATTTCATCGAACTTATTTACAAAATCAGTATTTTTGTTTTCTTGATTCTTATTATTCCCACGCTTACGCTTGCCTTTTCCACGACGACGTTTCTTATCTTTATTAATAGTGAACACACCATCGTTATCGTCTTCTTCTTTGGCGGATAACAACTCGTTGATCTCCTCTTCAGAGAATTGACTTAATAGTTTTAGTAGTGCTTCTTTCTTATCCATTTCTATTTATCTTTGCTCTTTGAAGGTTAATGTACAAGTCACTTAAATTTTTAGTCGAGGATGCGAGATAAGTCAATCTATCAGCTCGCTGCTGAGCATACTTTTTAATAGCTAAAAGCTTTTTAGTATACCCGTCTTCATTAGCAGCCTGATAATATTGACTATCCCACGACCCTCTGTATTGACTCTCTCTTCCTGAGATGACGCTTCTAATAGCGCCTTCCGCCCAGTTAACCCTTGCTACTTCTCGATTATAAGATCTTTGCAGATAAAACGAGAATCCTCCGAGTGCAAGTGCAGCTTCAGCACACTGATCTACAGTGAGCTTTTCCATTTGCTGCCGAGGCATATTCATTAGTTCATGAACTGAATCGTCATGAAAATTATTAGAATATGCGGAGAGTCCTAAGCCTGATTCATATTGATCTAAGATTTCGTCTAATTTATTTAATCGTTCCGTTGGAGTATTCGACTTTTCCATTCTTCAACTTTCTCATTGTACGGTAGTTCCACGTATGTAATATTATTATACTCACACCAGTCTTGTTTTCGCATGTCCTTTCTTCTCTGATTCGCAAAATCTTGTGCAGAAGAATGAAACATGGAATTAAATCTGTAATGTTGTTCGCCGTGGACTTCTACAACAAGCTTAATTGTACTGATATAGAAATCAAAATAAGCTCGCTCGTTTCTAGTTAATGGTACGAGCACCTCCTCTAAAATCTGAACAGTAGGAAAAAGCTCTTTGAGCAGATCCCTAGCTGTCAGATGTAATTTGGAGCGAGGACGAGTGTCATTGGCTTTGATCACATAACCAGATAAACTCCAGCTATGTTGCTCGTTATTTAAGTCTCTGATTTTCATCTTTGCTCCTATTTCGAGTTGAAGAGATGAATCTAGACTGAACTAGATAGCTACATGAAACTCGATCTAATCTTCTGGTTGTGCAATGCCAACCATCTCAAATACTTGTTTACTGTATTCACTATACTTCTCTGGGTTGTCTTCAAGATACTGTGCAAAGTTTGCTTTACCCTGAACCTTTTCACCATCAGGAAGCTTCAGCCAAGCACCAGCTTTAGAGATCAAGCCGAAATCAATAAGTAAATCCGCAAGCTCCATTTCTTTCCAGATCCCTTTACCGTATCTGATATGGCTTTCAACCTTTTGGCCGGGAGGTCCGATTGCAGAAGTTACAATTTGCCAATGAATCGTCTGGCCAATTTGAGTCTCTCCTTGCATTAAAGGCGTTGAGTGTGTAGCGTGAAGCTTAACATCCACCTGATACTTTAATGCCGAGCCAGACTTCTCTACTTTTGTTTTTCCCCTACCAAACCTATTGACATTTGCCATTAGATGCGTAATACCAATAACAGTAACTCTATTAATTGGAAGTACATTGGAAACTCTACGGCAGAATTTGGCTAGAATCTTCTGTACAGACATAACCTGATTGTCTGATAGGCTTCCTGTTAGTTCCGATTCGCTCGATAATGCTGAGAACGAGTCAACAACAGCACATGCTCCCGGTTGAGTATGTACAATGTTATCAATAATTCCTAGATACTTTTCAGCAGAAAGAATATTCCCTTCAGTTGAAGCAATAATGCTCATCTTTTCTGGATCTAAATCAAGATCTGAGATTCCTTCTAAGTCGCGCTTTTTAAGACGACCTTCAATATTCGCATAATATATCTGACGATTATGATACTTCTGAGCATTTGCACAGAATGTTAATGCTGTTACGGTTTTTCCTACCTTTTCTGGCCCTGTCATAATAAACAGTGATCCTTCAGGAACTCCACCACCAAGTGCCATGTCTAGTTTTGGCCCTACAGATATAACCTTAAGCGGTCGTTCTGTAATGGAAGCAGGATCATGAAGGACATCGCCATATTCTTTGACAATGTCTTTATTCATCTAAATCCCTTAGCTTTGAAATAATTGATTTCTTAGTATTGTTTGTTTTGTGTTTGACCTCTTCTGAGTCCTTTATATTATACTCAGTATTCGCCGGTCTTTCGATAACTTCTTTTGATTTTTCTTCAATTATCTTTTTTAAGAATGGTGAACGTAAAGAATACGTAGACCAACAACGATTGTCTCTCAGTGCTGCGATAACAGGTTCTTCGCCAAATTCCTTGATCAATTTATTGGCAATAGTGATTTGATACCTGTAATATTTACACCATTCTTTAATCTCCCAAAATTTCATTGGGAGCTCTTTCTTTTCCTTTTGTGCTTTCTTCTCACATACAAGTTCAGTAATGTATTGTGGAGCAGAGACCCAACCATTAGGACTGTAGCGAGAAGGGTAGCGACTTTTATCGGTTCTGTTTTTCGCCATTATTTAATTTTATGAATAGATGAAGTATTCTTGTGTGTATTGCCTGCTTGATTTCTCATTGCATCTACTCTTTGCGAACTTGCTTCGGTCATAATAGCCACTCCACGATTACCATTTGCTGTGGTATTTATTGTTGTGTGAGTTTTTGAATCTTGCTCGATAGATTCTATATATTGTGAAACTAAGTCTAGGTCTCTTCCGAGCGCCTGAGCGACTGCAGGTGGTTTCATCCCATTGCTATACATTCCTTGAATTGCATACTGTTCTGTTTTAGTTAATTTTTTTGCATTAGATAGTTTTCCCATTATGAATCCCTTTCTGCATTATTTAACCAAGCAACATTCTTGGTCTTTAAAAAGTTAATATATTTATCAAATACTTGTTTTGTTGTTTCTTTGAACTCCCATTCTGGACGACCCGCATGTCTCATCTGTTTTCTTGCTGTACCTTCCGAGTACAGACCAATTGGATTATATAGACGCCCATATCGACCACGCTTTACATAGTATTTGGTTCTTCTTCCTACAACAATTTTTTTAGCGTATGCATCTGCATGGTCTTCATTGCTTTCTTCTAGACGAGGAAAACCATTTGAGTCTTGAAACTCTTGCTTGCCGTAGATTGTAAATACGTCTGTAGAAGAATCGTTATTTTCTTCTTTGTCTTGATTAATTACAAACTCCATTACTTGTTCCTCTTTCTTTTAGATTTCTTTTCCTTTGTCCAATTCTTGGCATCTTTGGGACGATCCATTTTACTCATCCCATCGGTAAGTTTGTCTGACAAAGTATCTTTTGTTTTTGTTTTCTGTTCTTGGATCATATCTTCAACTCTGCTCTTGCCTAGCTTTTCGGCTTGTTTATCAGCATAGTGACCAAGCGTTTTCGTTTCAGATAACGAGTAGCTATAGCTGCCATAGACTTCATCCTCTTCATAGTCTCTGTGAACACTTTTTATTTTGCCGCAACTTGGACATTTCTTTCGACTCTTATACTTTGACATATGGCAAAAGATAGACCATTTATATCCACAGTTATCACAAAGATAGCTATATTCAGGCATAAGAATCAAACTCCTTGCGATAGACATCACATTCTTCTCTAGTTTCGCAGCACGGACTTTCAAATACAATCTTTGAATCAGAAAGCATTTTTGCATCTTCATTTACATCTAATACCACAAGTCTCCAGTTAGACAACGGTGGAGGATTGTTATTTGCACTATTTATATATTGATATACATACCTGCTCATTTATTTTCCTTTATAAAAGTAGTTATACTATTATAACAGATATTGATTAATTAGAGCCTTCAAAGGTATGTAATTTTTTAAGAATTCTGGCAACAATACCACTGCGAATAATATCAGAATAATCTAATTCGCAAACTCCAACACCCTCAACTAGCTCAAGAGTGTCCATGCATCTTTCAAGCCCTCCACTAGCATTTCCTAGATCTGTTTGTTTAAGATCTCCATTTATGACAGCTTTAGAATTTCTTCCTATCCTTGTTATAAACATTTTTATTTGTTCAAACGTAGCATTCTGCGCTTCATCAAGAATCATAAAGCATTCGTGGAAGTTTCTTCCTCTCATGTACTCTAGGGGGCAGAGCTCTATAGTTCCATTATCTCTTAGAGTATCTACCCTAGTAGGTGTCAGATACATATTCATTTCTTCAATGATCGGAACTAGATAAGGATTTATTTTTTCTATGAGGGTTCCCGGCAAATGTCCCAATCCTCTTCCAGATTCCACAACAGGCCTAGTTATAATTATCTTTTTTACTTTTTCTGACATAAGATACTCACATGCCAGTCCTACTGCTACGCTAGTTTTACCTGATCCTGCAGGGCCAGAGCAGAATGTGACATCCTCATCAATCATTTCATCTATATAAATCTGTTGGTTTTCGGTTTTTGCCTTTAAAGACTTCCTTCTCTGAGGCCTTTCACTTTGTGTGGTTGTCTTTTTTCTTCTAGCCACTAATAATTCTCCAAAAAATTAACTACAGTCACATGGATGACTTATTACGTCATTAATCATCCCTCCCGGACTTGATGGGCCCGTTCCACAGTCTAAACAATTTTCTCCGCTACTGGACACATACCAATCAGAACCATCCCACATCCACACACAGTCAGAGCCACAAGGGTCTTCTCCAGTTCCTGTTGGCGTAGGAGAGTTTGCTCTGATGCATTCTGTACTCGATTCGAAGTAGTTAAAATCAGTTTGGATGTTTTTAGCAACCTGTAATTTATAGAATGGGTACTCTATCACATTTCCACTAGCTTGAAACGCTTCGAGCCCTCCACAATTTAAGCCTTGATCTGCACATTCGTCAGCTTCTACTTTTACTATTTCTCTAACTCCCACTACAAAGTCACAATAGTTGTCATTCCAATATGGATCTGCATATCCAGTGACATCTCCTCCTGAGATTGTAGCCCCTTCAGGAGTCAATCCTGTTGGCCAAGGAACGTACAATTTTGGTTCTCCGTCTTCTTCTTCAATTCTAGAGCAAGTATATGGGTCTACTATATTAACCATAGTAGAACAGTTCGAGCTTCCGCTTGTAATGATAGCATCCCAATCTGACAGTATTTTTGAAGATAGGTGGGTCATATTCTGAGTTCCATCAATGTCTCCTGCCATACTTCCTGCACAGTTACTTCTCTTTGAAAATCCTGCATCATATCTATTTTTACAACGACAACCATAAGGTCCCTCAATATCACGTATATAATCTAAAGGGTTAGATATGCAGTCTGCGGGCTCAAATAAGCCTGTGTTAACCTCTGTACATCCAACAAGCTGTGTTATTGGAGGACTTCCATTGTTACACCCCGGAGAAACCTCATAAAAAGTTTGGTCCATAAAATTCTTTTTATCATGCTCTGCACACCAGCCTGTCCATTTTATTCCAGACTGTTCAGCATTATTGCCTATCGTGTCGGAATCTCCTACATAATAAACTTGTGTAAGCGTTGTATCGCCAAGCATATACCCCCACGTACATTCTCTACCAACTTTTTCTTCTATATCGTCAATGCAGCTCAAACACGCGTTGAATATCTGAAGTAGTTGTTCGTGTTCTTCAATAGAAGGCACTTTAAAGTAGTCATAAAATAAAGGGTCATACTGGTCTTCATTTGGGGTCGTCGGACCACCTCTTTCTGGGGGCCCATAGTCTGCACCACCACCAATATTGAGATATGTCCAGTCAATGACAAAATATCCGGTTACAAAATAATTAAACCCATCGTCATTATATGCAGGAATAACTCCAGAAAACAAAGATCTAGTGACAAACTCTTCGGGAAAACAGCTCAGTTCGCTAGCCCAAACGTCACACTTTCGAATTTTTGGGGCATATGTAGGCTTCTCATCTTCTAGAGTGTATGGACAATTGTTGCAATCATCGTCTATAGGAACGCCAATCGGGGCTTGAACTGGGTTTGCAGCACCCGGAGCAAGAAAGCTGACAGAAGTTTTTTTGTTTCCTCTGTCTGGAGATATATTTTTATTAGAAGAAATGTTCATTCCAGTTTCTAATGGATTGATTGTTGCAAATCCTCTAGCCAGTGAAGAGTTTATAGGCTCTCTCCATCCGTTAAATCTGTCCCAGTCTCCTTCGCGAAGACTAGTTAGAAGTTGTGTCGAAACATTACCCTTTGAATAATTTGGCGCAATATTTGATGAGTCACTTGATACTTTAAGGCCAGTGACCATATTCGGTCCGTACACTGTTAGACCTGAGTTTGAAAATGGATATGAACTAGAATTAGATATTCCACTAGCATATGTTGATGGAACTAAGTTTGTTGTTGCATCAGTAACTGAGCTGAATTTAGAAGTTGTAGTCCCCACCTCATTTATACCTGAAGGTTTACCATCTTCGTCGTAAATTCCAGTTATGGGAGTAGTCGATATATTTGTTATAAAGCTCATTAGTTGTTGCTTTCTAGAGTTACTGTTTTTAGGCCTGCTTTTTGACAAGAAGGACACATTGGTTGTGAGCCGGGCTCATGAACACCTATTTGATGATGGGTCATAAGGATTGCTTGCATTATTTGTGAATCTCTAAGCCTACTATGTAAAGGTAATTCTTTTAGGTCTTCTGAAATAGGAACTCTAACATCTATCTTATGTTCTTTTTGTTCTATTTGTACTAACTTCTTATATACATATGCACTCTGCAACATGTTAAAAAAACAAAGAGTTGCAAGGACATAGACTGCATTTCTATAGAATTTCATAATTATACCGAGACAAAAAATAGTTTACCTGTCCCTGCCGGGCCAATAACAAAGACAGTGTTGGGATCTGTAACTGGAAGAACTATACTTTCTCCAGCAGCTAATGGATAGCCATCAGTAGCTTCTGCCGTTCCAGCAGTCACTGAACTATCATTTCCTATATATAAAGAGTTTGAATTGCTTGAATCTGCTACAATCTGTATTCCTCTTTTACAATGCAAATCTGTATCTGTTATTGCTACTGCAGTTGTTTCGATTCCTGTTTTTGAACCAGTAAAAAAGTTTGGATGAACCATTATATTTATAACTCCATATTAATCAACAGCTAGGAGCTGTATCGTCTGATAAGTTGAATTCATTTCCCATGTCTTGCACGAGACCAAAAGTTCTTTTTTTTGTGCTGCCTCCAGCATCCCCAGCCTCTAAATACACCTGATAGATGTAAGCATAGCCATATGAATCATCGTCAATACCAATCCAAAGATTCAGATCTGTATAGTCTGTTATGTTATTTGCATCAGATTCAGGAATTGCGAAGTCAAGATTTCTTTTAGAGCCAGTTCCGAATCCAGCACTGGGGCCATCAAACCTTTTAATTAAGGTTGATCCTTCGTACAGTCTTAGATCTCCATAATCGCTTGTGTTCTGAATTCTTATTCTAATACTTAAAGTAGACTTATCGCTGGGTTCGTCAATATCGCTCAAGCCTAACTTATAGTACGAGTAACCAGATTCAGTATCACCTGCTCGATATCTCGCATAGTCTGTATCGTCTGCAACCACTTCATCTATTGTAGGGTACAACGGTTGTCCAGCACCATTGCTGGATCGCCAAAAAAAATCTCCAGCACTAAGAAAAGATATATCGCTATCGGGCCTTGCAAACTGAGTCATTTAGAAAAGCTCCTTTATAACCTTACCTGAATTAGCAATCTTCATAGGTCTGCCATTGTTACTAGTAAACGTTGT